TTAATGAATTATAAGAAATTATATAAAACAGCACAAGAACCAAAAAGGGGAAGTAAATATGCGGCGGGATATGACTTGCGGGCCTGCGGTTATGAAGGACAAAAATGCGATGCGGCATCTTGGAGTGTCTATATTGCTCCTGGAGATAGCATTAAAATTAATACAGGTATTGCAGTTGCTATTCCACCAGGATACTTTGGAGCAATTTATGCACGGAGCGGGCTTGCGTGTAAATCAGGACTCGCGCCTGCAAATAAAGTTGGGGTAATCGACGAGGATTATCGTGGAGAGCTTATTGTTTGTTTATATAATCAATCAAATGTTCCTCAAATTATTTCAAAAGGTGACAGAATAGCTCAACTTATTTTACAACCTTACCATACTGAAGAATGGAATGAAGTAGAAGATTTAGATGAAACACAACGAGGAGATGGTGGCTTTGGCTCAACAGGACAAAACTAGACCTTTTCTTAGTGTAATTATATCTTGTTATAATTCTAAGAAAACTATTGGTAGAGCATTACAGAATTTAACTAATCAATTATCTTATGATGATTTAGAAGTAATTATTTCTGATGATTGTTCTACTGAACCTTATGATGATATTATAGAAGAATATAAAGAACAACTAAATATAGTTACAGTAAAAACAGATTATAATCGTTGTCCAAGTAATACGCGGCAAGCAGGTCTGCGAGCCGCAACAGGACAATGGGTATGTTTCTCTGACCACGATGATATATTTATTCCTGGTTCATTACAAATCTTAAAAGATAAAATTGAAAACGAATTAGATGAAAGGTATTATATTATCACTGGTTTTGTAAATGAAAATCAATACAGAGATAACAAAGAAGCAAAAAATGTTAAAGCAACTGAAACAAGCGGATGGACTCACGGGAAGTTTTATAATTTAGATAATCTTATTAAAAAATTCAATTTACATTTTAAAGAAGATTTATTAAGTCACGAAGATGTTTATTTTACTACTTCGGTAAATTGTGCACTTGAGTTCTTACGTAGTAAGCATATAGATGCAGGTATCTATCTTAATGATTTATTTACTTATGTATGGTATAGTCATCCAGACTCATTAAGTCACACGTATGAAAATTATGATTATTTAGAAGAACATTTTATAGAGTATGGACAAGCAACGGGGGAAGTTTATTTAGATAATTATTTTCGTCAAAGAATAACTTGGACAAGAGCAAAAGAATGTTTAATTGATACTTTTCTATTGTATTATTTTTATAATATGAGTTTTCTTTATTATAATCCATCAGGATATAAAAAGACTAATTTTACTTATGTACAAGATTTTTATAAACGAATTAAAGATATATTTAATTTAAGTGCTGAAGAAATTTGGATGAAAGCAAGCGAAAATAATTGTTATAGTTATAAACAAGCTGAAAAATATTCTGAAATAGGTACAGGTAATATTATTCCTCCTTTAAGTCTACAACACTGGCTAGATATAATAACACATCCAGACGAAGAACCAAAAATATTTCCATTATATTCACCCTATTGTAATAAAAAATAAGCCGGCGCGAGTCCGGCTTTTTTATTTTGTATTGTCGTTTATTTGCTAACTTTTAATGCAAAAATAGAGAAAATGAGGATTTTATCGAATCGTTCTAAAATCGTTGACAAGAATTTCCGCTTGACAAAAATGAAAATTTTTGATATACTATATTTAGTATAGGAGGTATTAAATGATAACAATAGCAATAGATGCAAGTACTAAATCTACAGGAATAGCGATATTCAAAGACTATGAATTAGTTGATTATAAAAATTTAACCAGTAATGATAAAAATGTTTTAAAACGAATAAAATATATGACAGATGGAATAGAAGATATTTATGTAAGACTTATGAATCATTGTTTTACACGCAGTTTAATAAATGCTATAACTGATCAAAATATTGAATCACATAATGTTCAAATAGTTATGGAACAAGTTATTCCAGATAATTTAAATGATGCTAAATGGACACGAAATCAAGCCACTTTTAAAGCATTATTTTATTTACAAGCAGCAATAGTACTTATGTTTGACCATTATGATTTAGAAGTTGAATTAATTGGCGCGAGTACTTGGCGCAAATGGTGTGGTATAAAACAAGGCGGGGCAAATAGAGATACGTTAAAATTTAGAGATATACAATTTGTAAGAGATCATTATGATGATTTAGATGTAAATGATGATGTGGCAGATGCAATATGTTTAGGACACGGTAAAATACATCACGAACCAGAACCCGCAGCGTTTAATTGGGAGGATTAAAAATGACAGAAGTGGAAATGTTAAAACAAGAGAACAAATTATTGAAAGAACAAATTGAATTATATAAAAAACTCTTAGAAGAAAAAGATAAGAAAAAAGAAAAGGAATATATACCATATCCATATTATCCTAATCCATATCAGTTTCCAAGCGTCACTTGGAGTGACCACACAGATTTATTAAGTGATTGGGTTATAAAATATTAAAAAGGGAGATGCTAATTGCATCTCCCTTATATTTTTTCTATAATCTTTTGTAAACTTAAACTCATTGTTCCCATATTACCAAGACTATAAGATATTGAATTTATAATGTAATCACCATAGATACCAGATTCAGGATCATCTAAGTGAACTCTAGTATTTGGCTCTAAATGATATATAGGTAAACAAGTAATTGAAATACTTTCGTTGTAATCTGTATAATCATTTAAAATTTGTTTAACGTGTTCATAACAAGAGTTCATAGTTCCTCCAAGTGCGGTTGACCTAGAAATAGGAGGATCAACTTGAATAGGAATTAAACCAAGTTCCTGCAATTCTACACGAGTATACCCGCCTCTCATATCTACAACCTGTCCACTATCATCAAGAGAAACTAATACTATATCTGGAATAGATGGTTCAAATACACAATTACATTGAGAATCTGTTTTTGCATAACTACGTCTACCAATATTCTTAACGCTAAACTTAGTTAATTCAGAATCATTATCTATAATATCTAACCACCAATCAACAGAAGAAGGATTATCTATAACATCTTGATAATAAACTCCATTCTCTACATCAAATATCTTCGGCCATTCATTATAAAGTTCAGCAAAATAATATCCAGTATCAGTTCCAGTCGCAGAAGCTATAATTCCTTGCCAATACAATATATTTCTCCAATCAGTGTTACTTGCTACTATAAAAGAATTATCACCTTTATAGTAAGTCGCAAGCGGCAAACGCACATAATCAGATTTTATATTAGAAGAACTATAAGTATTTTGAGTATTTTCTGAATCAGAAACAGGACGTCCCGCAGTTAAATAATTATTAACTGCATTTGTATAGCTATCAACGTCTGTTACCCAAGAATATATACCTCGTTCTTCTGCAGAACCACCTATAATTAAATAATATTTACCAACAATTCCTTCTGGTAGAGTTGCTTTTAAAGCAGATAAACTATCATAGGTATCATTAATAGGGAAAGCTCGTCTAATATGGTCATTCATATCTGTATCAAAACAAATACCATTTGGAAAAGCGGAAGTTATATTCCAATTACTTTCCAAATGTGGTCTTTCGTCAATAGCCAAATGATAGCGGCAAGGCAACTTATAACCAGCATCAGATTTCTTTTCTCCCCAAACAATAAAATCATTTTTAATCATTTCATATTTAGGACTATTGTTATAACTTATAACAAAATTATTTTTACTAAAATCATAAACCGCACTATTTAAAACTCTGTTATAAGCATAAGGTAATGCTATATCTGAACCAGGCTGATAATTATTAAATGCATCGCGCCATTCAGTTGTATTTACATAGTTCTTTATCTCTTGAAAAATAAATGAACCAAATACATCATAGTAATATTCATAATTACCTAATGTTTGTTTTATTTTATCTAAAACTGTACACACTGAATCACCCGCGTTTGCACCGAGTTCATCAGGATATACAAATTCAACATAAGAATATCCACAATCATACCCGTAAGTAAAAGTTGTTCTAGTATAATTTGCAACTTCGCCTTTACTTTTAATTGTAGTATAAAAACTATTTTTTATATTATTTCTATTTCTAAATAAATATAATGGATTACGACCTATCCATCTTAAAACTTGTTTTATACGATTAGGTATATCATTAACAATAATATTGTTTAAATCTTCTCCACCAAAATGATTGACTAATTCTGGTATAATTTGATTAATTCTAATTTTTTCAGTATGTAAATCGCCATCTGGACCTAATGTATCATATGAATCGAAGTTTGTAGATGCGGGAATCACCCCTCCCGCACTACCATTTAATAAACACATTTTATCACTTAAACTTAAATTAAGTGTAACACCAGATAAATCGTGATTAACAGAACAATTAGTAATTACAAATACTCCGCTAGGAAACCAAATTACCGGATAATTAGGATAATAGTCATCTCCTAAATGAGCATAATTATTTCTTAATCCTGTTTCAACAAAAATCTTTTTATTTATAGAAAATAAACTTTCTATATTATTATATAATTCTTCACTTTTAAGAATCTTAACTGTTAAATTACCAGTTCTACGAACGGATGAATCTCCATTTAACGACATTGAGGCACTTAAGACCTTGCCTTCTATATCCTGGAGCGGGCGCTCCGCCCAATCTAAAACAGTGATTTTTGCATAAGTAGTTTGATTATGTTGTCCATAAATCAAATCTAAAAAAGGTATATCTTTTAAATAAGGATAGCTTCGTTTCATTCAAACCTCCTTATGCATCACCAAAATCTTGTACTTTATATAACTTATAATTCTCTATTGAAGCTTCTCCTATTTCAGTTGCAGTACAAGAGAAATCATAAATCATTCTTGCTAACTCTTGTTTAGGAGTTAAATTAACATCAGTAATTCTAACTAACACATTACCTTCAGGTGTAGACCTAAATAACTTAGGTATGTCATCATAAAGATAGTCCATAACTAATTCACGGAACTTTCTTTGTGTTACTCTATCATTCTGTTGATTTATATATCTATTAACAAAATAAGTACCATACACATTAATCCATTCACCATAAATACCGCTTCTTGTAGCAAATTGATGTTCTGCATCCATTTCATAGGCAATGGTACCAGATAAAGCAAATGTACGATAATACATATTACCATTTCTATTTATAATAGGATATTGTCCACCTATTGTGTTAACAATATTATCAGATACATTAACCTTCATACTTGTGATATTAGGATTAAATTTAACGCATAATTGAGTTCCTTCGCCTGTTAAAAAGGCGTGGTCAAATACTGATAACACAGGCCCTTCTACAATAGAATAAGTTACATTGTTGTAAATAAAACTAATAGCATATTTATAAATAGTTCCACTTTCAATAGTAAAATCATCATAAGAAATAACATCTGTTTCAGTAAGCGCTGGAACTGAATTATACTGCCAAATAGTTTCCCAATATAAGAAATTATCATCTTCACAACTTCTGCGAATAATTAACTTTCCACCTGCGGGAGTTGTTGAACCTGTTGGTGCTTCAAAGCTTATATTAACTTTACCAATAACACTATCTAATGAAGTATATTCATTGATATATGATTGACTACCCCAATTGCTTTCACTATGATTAGACTTTACTTTATATACATAAGTTTGTTCATATAAGTTTGCGGTAGTTATAAATAAAACTATTCTATAATCTATGTTCTCTGTAAAGAAGAATGGTACATTATATAAAAATTCATTCATTTTTGCACCACGAATATTTACTCTTTGAATTCCGCTATCTATAAGTACATTTTCTTCCATATCTTGAACTTGAATTTTCCAAGTTGATAAATATTCATTATCTTGAGTATTATCAAAACTTCTATTTAAAACTGTAACTGTTCCTTCTTTTGTATAACGTCCAGATAACTCTAAATAATTACTATCAATTTGATAAGAATTTGTGTTTCCCGCAATCATTTCATTAGACTCGCCTTCAATATTTCCTATAACAGAAATAGTAGGTTCTGCTATAAATCTAATTAATCCAACTGAAGACCACTCTGAAAATTGAGCTAAATAAGTTTCATTTAATAAATAATCTGATAAAGCGGATCCTGTCAATCCGTGACCGTGAGTATCTTTAGAAAATCTAATCTGCATTTTATAATACTCATTAAAATTTAATTGGTCTGGATTTAAAATGCTTGATGGAATAGTGAATTCCTTATTTGTTAAAATAGTTGAAGTTGCAGTAAATACATATATTCCTAAAGGATAATTATTATTAAATAATGAATTATAATTAGTTTGACGAGTTACAAGAACGTGAATCTCTTTAATATCTTCTAAACTGTTTAAAGCATTTATTTCAAAAGGAATTGTAATACCTGATGAAACTGATGTAATAGTTTTCGCTGGAAGATAAGGAGACACTATTGGCGGGAACAGCCTTGATTCACTTACAGTTGCCATTAAGAATTACCTCCTTTTTTCTCTACATAAAAATAATAAGGAGAGTAATAAATTACTCTCCTTTATCTATTGGCTTTTTAGGTAAAGCCCGTATTTCACCCATTAATTGTTCTATGAAACTATTTCCGTGTTCTTCTACATAATGATCAAAACGTTTTTCAATACAATCAAGAGTATAATCATCAATCCATTTTTGTTCATAACAAAGATGATGATGTTGATTTGTTATAAATGCTTTTATGGCATCTCTATCTGATGAAATAAGTAAATCTACATTTTCAGATAAGCTATCTACATTATTTGTTAAATTAGAGATTGCAGTAAGCACTTCTGTTTGACCTGTTTCTAATTTAGTAACACGTTTTTCCATTTTATCTTTTTCATCTTGTTCTTCTTTTATATTAGTATCTCTTTTTCGAAGTTTACCTATAGCCCAATCTACAAATCCCCAAACTTCTTTAATTGCTAGAAAAATAAGAATACCAATAATTAAAATTTGAACAAGTGAAAAATTCTCTAATAATTCTAACATAAAAATACACCTCCAAACCCTTTAATTCCTAAAAGATTTAAAAAGTTGGAAGTGTAGATTTGATTTAATTGTCCTTATTTTCTAAAGCTTCTTCTACGACTTCAGCCACTGTATCCTTAATAGGGTCTCCTTGCTGTTCCTGAGCGGCTGCCGCTTCTGCTTTTTTCTGTTCTTCTATTCTATCATTTATATACATTTGATATTCACTTGAAATATCTGCATATACATCTTTAAATACATAATAAATCATTCCTATTGGAAGACCGCTTCTACGAGCGGTTTCCAATAGATTATATTTAAATTGTTCCATAACGATATTAATATCTTGTTCCATTCCTTTTATCTCCTTTTATTTTATGTTATAAGAACTTGTAAGCCAGAAAGTCCAACTGTTGGAGATGGACTACTCTTAATAACTGATACTGTATTACCACTTGTATCCTTGACATTAATAGGAGTACTACTAAATGATGCAACACCAGTAATAGAAGAATTACTATTAATATAAGTTTTAACTACATTAATAATCCAGTTCTTAATTTCATCACTTTTAATAATTCCTTTAATATATGCATCAATATTATAACCATTAACTTGTAATGATGTAGTTTTCATTGTATTGGCATTAATCGTTCCAGAAGAACTAATATTACCTACTCCGGTAATAGCATATGAACCCATTGCTAAATTACCACTTAATGTAGTTGAAGGTAATGAAGCTGAGCTTCCGCTCAATGAAGTGGAACCAATAGTTAAACTACTACTTCCTAAAGTTGCTCCACTAGTAGCAAAAGAACTAGCATTAAGTGAACCAGATGTAGTTATACTACCTCCGAAACTTGCGCCGCCACTAAAACTAACTGAACCGCCGCTACCACTCATGCTAGCACCGCCAACACTAACAGTACCAGAAGTAGAAATACCAGATGATGAAATTGAAGTTCCTCCGCTAGTTGAAGTTTTAAAACTCTTTCCGATATATTCTGAATCTAAGTTAGTAAAATGTGCTTCACCATCAGAAGTAATCCACCAAGTTGCAGTGCTCTTTGGTAATGTTCCATATTGATACCTTGCGGGGTCTTGTCCAGATGGTACTGAACAACCGCCATATATAGAACCATCACCATATAATGTCATATTACCACAATTAATCCATCCAGAATCTGGCTCTCCTTGCACAAGAGCAGGATGCATTTTAATAGTATCATAAGGGTCTCTAAATAAATCGTGATTAGAATCACATATCCAATCGCCTAAACGACCACCAGTAGCATATATTCTTCCTAAGAAACAAGTATCACCGGCTTTATAACTAAAGTCTTCAGTTCCATTATATTTATAATTCTTTGCTCCATTAGGATCATCTATAATTGAAAAATATGGATGCCATAAAGCGTATTTAACAATAGCTCCTTGAGTAGTATCCCACACTGGTTTTCTATAATTAACACCTTCTGTATTTCTATCACCCCAACGAATATCGTCATCAGGTAACTTACGTGGATACCAATTATATTCCATAAATACAGTGTGATTATCATTACCATCTGCAGTTTCATCAGTATTTCCTATCTTTCCGCGGCGAGCAGTAATTTCACCATCTACAAATACAGCAGAATCCATACCTGTTGCAGAATCTTCATAACTTACTTTGAAAGCCTTATTCCAAAGTAAATAATATTGAGAACCACCCGAAGGTCTATCTTTATGAACTCCAATCTCAATTTTATTACTACCTTCTCCAATTTCTCCTGTTAGTGCGGTAATCTTACCTCTAACATCCGCGTGACTACAATATAAATGTCCACCATAAGTTACGGCAAAATTAGATTTTAATTTTTCTGTATTGTCACTATTATAAGTAACTATATGTCCTTTAGTAGTATCCCAAGTACTCTTCCAAGTTTCATATAAAGTATGATATTGAGCATAATTACTAAATAAAGCATTTACATCTGTTATATAAGTTTGTGCGGTTGATGATGCTAAATAAGCAGCTCGCGCATAGTCAGCGGTTAATTCTGATATATTAGTAATAGTAACTGTATCTGAATCAATAATAGGCACTACAGCAGTACCTGTATCCCAATCACTAACACTCTTTTCACGTTTAGTAAATGTTAAATCTTCAAAATGGCTCTTAATTAAAGATGTAGCATCTTGTAATGCCTGAATAGCAAAATCAATATCTTCATAACCGCCAGGGTTATTAGCCAAATCATTTCTATATCTTTCATAATTATTAATTGCAGTATTCAAAGATGCTAAATCTGTAGACTGTGCAGTAACACTAGGTTCATTAGAATTCAAATACCACTTCTTTAAATCTTCAATATTAGAAATAGTTAATGGATTACTTAAATCTGGTTTAACCTGTGCTCCATCTCTAATTACAACAGGGAAAGTACTTGCATTAATTATATTCTGAATTGAAAGTATAGTTGTATTTAATTCCTCTATTAATCCTGCGGCGTCTTGCCCGGTTGCCATTTGGAAGTTAGTAAATGCTGTATTATAAGTACTAATTAAATCTAATAAAGTACTATCATCACTGTAAACATTTGCTAATTCATTTATATTTGCAATCATAAAAGTCCTATCAATATTAGGTTCAACATAAACATAACGTGGTCTTAAACCTGAATAATAAAAAGGAAAATCAGATTGATTAAACTTATCTTGTATATCTGTAACAATTTTCTTTAAACCATCAAAAGCACCATTATCATTAAAGTCAACTGTATTCATACCAGCTGCGGAAGCCCATAGAAAGACCGTCTCAGGTCCAAGCGTTCCCGCATCGGTACTAGGCACATATATACCAACTGAACCAGGAATTTGTGCACCATTTGCATCTGGTGGACTAATATCATAATAATCTTTGGTTGATGTATTTGTTGCAACCATATTACCTGTGCTTGTATCTATATATGAACCAGTTCCATCATAAGTATCATCTGCAAATAATGGTTTATATAAATAATTATTACTAAAATACCAACCCGCAAGTCTAGACCAACTTTCCTCTGTTGTACCTTGTTTTGGTATTCTAGGATTTAATATAATTTGTGTTGAACCTCTTGGTCCAAATGCGGCGAGGCCGGTCTTGGCATCTAGGAATAAGGTCTGTCCATATCCAACCCTTCCCGCACTTAAATTAGAATCAGTGTATTTACCATATCCAAAAAGTCCACATTGTATATTTTCTTCATTATTAGATGCTGGATTAACTCCATTAGTAATCATCTTTGTACCAATAGTTACACCAATAAAAGCATTACTTTTATCTTTATAACCTGCGGCAACTTTATTACTAATAATATATCCATCATCTACAACTGTTTTCTTACCATCCCAACCATTTATTTCATCAGAACCATAAACGTTCTGTAAAATATTTATAGGTAAAAGTGCTGCTGCCTCGTACTTCTCATTATCATTTAAAATATAAGAAATTTTAACTGATACCCAAGAACTAAATAAACTGTCAGCCGCACAAGCTTCATAAGTTGGCGGTGGTGCAAAATTCATAGTATTTTTAGCAACATTAGGAGATACCTTTTCCCAATATGGAGTTACAAAATCATAAGGTGTAGTTCCATTTGCATTATATACTTTCATAATTACGCCATCAGCATCCTTAACTTCCACTTTTTGGTCTGGCGTATGATTTTTAACACAGTAATAAGTTTGTCCATTATATGTACAATATTTATGTAATAAACTTTGCCCAGCCGCAAAAGAAGAATATGCAGGGATGCTATTTGTAATAGGAAAATGTCTTAAACCATAAGAGCATTTCCAAGTTACATTTGTTTGAACTCCAGATAATGCTGCTTCAGTAATGTCATTTCCTTCAAGGTCAAATAATTTAAACGTAAATGGATTTTGTCTATTGTATTGTGGATTTATTCCATCTGCATCATAAAGAACTTCGTCATATCCGCCAAAAACAACAAAGTGTCTCGCGGGATCAAGTCCAGATGGAGTTAAGTTAACATAAGCTCCGCCATTTTCACGTTTATAATAAGCATAATAAAAGAAAGGTATTTTAAAATAACCATAATTAGTTCTTTCAATTGGACTATCATTAATTGGATTAATTTGCTCTTGTACAATACGTTTAGCTTCGCATTGAACTACATTATAAGCCGTCCATTCATAATCTAAATTATCCTTAACATAAGTAACTTCCATAGGTTTATAATAATAAGTAAATTCATTTTCATAACCTACAGGAGGGACTAATGTAATAACAGTAGAACTACCAGAAGTAGGGTTAATTTGAAAAGAGGCTCTATCATAAACTCTTGCTCTACCAAGTTTAGTTTGATCTCTTAACTCTTGCATATTACCATTAGACGTAGACCATTTAGAAGTAGAATCAACTATTGTAGTAGTATTATTTTCAGTCCAATAACCACGTAAAGTCGCACTGCTTGAACCATTTAAAGTAATATGCATTGGGTCTGAAGGATCAACTATAATATCAGATTCAGAACCAGATTGTGCAAATTGTAAATTACAAAATGAACCATTATCAAAACCTTCTTGTTCTAGCCATTCTCCAGTGCTATTATCATAAATATGTGTTGCATATAAATAAGTGTCTTTTAAATGTCTTTCATTAGGATAATAAGTATCAAGAATAGCGCTATTTTCTCCATTATATTTTTTAAATTGAGAAAACATATCCATAGCAAGAACATCTGAACGATACTGTTCATATTTATTATCTTCAATAGACAAAATAGTATTCGTACCATTCGTACCTAATTCACCCTGTTTAGAAAAAGTAAAATTAGTTTCTGCGGTATAATTACTACCTTCATAGCTTACTATTAATTCTACATTACTTCGTTCTTTATAATTTATATTATAATCATCTGCAATATCAAAATAAAATATTGGTTCTCGATTAATTACATATCTATTTAATACATCTGTATCAGGGACACAATAATTAGTACCGACATATTTAGTAACTAATAAAGTACTACCTACATAAAATTTCCATTTTGGCTTTAATATTTCAATCCAAGAATTTCTATTTTCTTCTTTAGAACTATCAAATACTAAACTGCCATCTTCACTAAATAATTTAAAACTAAGTGGTTTTAAAGATATTTGAGGTTTTTGTCCACTTGCATTATAAACGATATTTTGAACGCCATTTTCAATTTGTAAATCATATTTTAATCCACTACCTTCTTGATTAGTTAAATAAATATCTTTAGTCTCAAGAGGGGTATATACTGTTTGTCCACTAACAGTTTCAACAAGAGAAGCAGTAACTGACACTTTCATTTGACCAGCTATATCTGCCGCACGTAATTTATATAAAGTATTTCGTTGATAATCACTATATGTTGAATTATTAGTATTGTATGTATGTTCAATATGGTCAATTGCAGCATAACTAAATGGATCTTCTCGATTCATAAACATCTGTTGTAAAGTATCTGGATCTACTGTCCATTTTGGATATACTTTACTTGGACCAAGTATATAAAAACCTTCAGGATTCTGAAAACTCTCAGCATAATATTTATCTAATTGTGCTTGCCAAGAGGTAAGAATAGTATCAGCTCTTGATTTTGCAGTTATGTAAACTGCATCAGTTTCTTCGCCTTCGTAGTTTTGATAAAATCTTGTATAATACTCCCATCTTTGATAACAATTTTCTAATAAAATTTTATCAATACCTCTAAGTGCGGCAAGGTTAATTAAATAAGTATTTACATTAACTGCTGTTTCATCTGGAGTATCAGAATAATCTATACCTTGAGTTTGTGAACTCCAATCTGGCTCACTAACTAGAAATTCATTTTTAGAATTACTTGGTATATTATATTTAACATTATTGTTTTCTATTTGCCATTTAAAAACTATATTACTAACTGGTTGAAATGGATTTGGTACAGGTGTAGAACCATAAGTTGTAAGCGCAGATTGCGTTCTAAAAACACCTGCAGTAAGAGTCGTTGAACCTTTACCATTATAAAATTTTATACCATTATCTGAATCTAATAATAAATAATAACCAGTTGTATTATAGACAATATATTCTCTACTAAAATAAGAATTATTTTGATATCTTACACAACATTTAATTATCGTTTCGCGCCCTGGACATAGAGATTTAGGTAATGTATAACTTTCCATACTATCCCACTTGATAACACCCCTATACCCTGGTCTAGTATCTTCCGGTAATATAGTATAATTTTGTAAATCAGCAAGAGAATTAGTTGGCGCTTCTGTTGCTTGACTTTCATTGATACACTGCCAGCCTTCACCAAAATAACTCAAATATTTTGTATTACCAACTGAATCAATATTAAGATTTTTCTTTGCCCAGAAGAATTCTACTTGTTGTTCTTTTGTGTCAACAGGATTACCATTTATAGTAAACTGACCTTCAAGTCTTAAAGAAGTAGTTTCTTCTTCACCATCAGCAGGAAGGTTAAAACTAAAGCCTTGAGGCCCATATATATTTACTTTAAATGTATAATCTTCAACTGCATCATATAATTTAATTGCAGAATAAAGGTTAATATCTTTAATAAAAATATCAATAGGTTCAGGTCTTACTGAACTCTGCGGGAACCCCTCAACAAAACCAGAAATAGATTCAATTCTAACAAAATTATCTTTATCTATTTGCCAATAATTATATCGTTCTGAATATTCATTAAATTCAAATGGTGAACCCGCCATACTAAATGTGTCTAATTGATAAGTTTGTTTATATTCTTCAGTTTCAACGCCATTAGTTCTATTGAATACTAAAACAACTCTAATACCATAATTACCTTGTACTTTTCTATCATCTGTTAAATTAGTTTTAAACTTTGCGCCAAGTCTAAAATAACCATCACCATTTCTTATACTAGAAATAATTTCACCATCTAAAAGTAAATTAATACGATTATTTATATTTTGACTTGCATCGTGTGTATAGTAAAAAACCTCTCTACCTTTAGGCATATCCCAGTGACTAGATAAATCTAAACCAGAAGAAGATACTGATTTAATTAAGTTTTGACCATAAGTTGCAAACTGTTGGTCTCCTTCAAGGTTTGTTAAATATGTTCTTTGACTATTATCATTTGTAGCCAAGTCTTGAATAAATAAACGATTATTTAAATCATTTTGAGGTACAGTTACATATACTGATGAACCGTCACTATAACGCTTTGTCTTATCTAAAGAATAAGCAGTATAATAACCATTTTGATATTGAATTTTATACTGACCTAAAGTTGCATCAGTACAATATTGTATTTTCGCTAAAATTGTTCTGTCATATTTGCCTTCTGCAGTGGCTTTTTGCACAGTTTTGCTTATCAAATTTGTTAAAGCTTCTTTAACCTGCTCAGGGGACATTCCTTGCGAATTATCAATATGTGTCATTTAACAGAACCTCCTTTTCTCTCAATATTTCATTTATAAATAATATGAAATTGTATTAAATAAAATTGGACAATTTTGCCCTAAAAAAGAAATGCGGAAGTTGCTTAATTTTAAGCAACTTCCCGCATTATTAGTATCTTTTAATAGCAGTAGGTGAATTAGAATATGCTTGTTGTGAACCATAATTATCAAGTTCCATAAGTGCTTGATAAATAGCATCCGCACTTCTAACGCCACTAAAGTCTGCATTGACTGTCATATTTCTATAATTTTGAACTTCTGAATTATTACTATTAACCATTGAAGATATAGCAGATAACATACCAGTTCCAATCTGTGAAAGGACTCCTGCTGTCATACGGGCGGAAGCAGTAATAGAATCTGCTAAACTATTAAACTCTAAGTTATTATGTCCAGTTCCAACTATATCACGCATAGTATCCACAGCATTGAGGATATTTGTGGTGTCTGCTTCATTAAGAACAAGTTCTTTTTGATGCAAAATAGCAAGACGACCATTATCAGCATCTGGAAGGCCTTTCATCCATTCACCAGTATATCCACCTGTTTTAAGACCTTCTACATTATTTGAAGTCCAACCTAATTTTTTAAGATAATCTTTTGTTCCTATAACAATATATTTATTATTAGATGAACCTTTCTTACGAACAGCATAATTTCCAGCAACGCCATATGGATCAGGAACAGCCTCATACTCTTTTGATGTAGTAGTAGTTGAACTGGTTCCATTACTTCCTGTTCCATTACTTCCTCCAGATCTTACTGAATCTGCTGCACTATTAGCAGTAGTAACCGCTTTACTAACTTCTTCAACAGTAGTTATAGCAGTTTCAGCAAGAGTAGTTAAAGCTGTGTTTGCCGCTTCTAATGCACTAACCGCAGCATCTTCCAAGTCATTATAAGCATCAACCGCATCTCTAATAGAATCTTCTAAATCACCAAATAAATCATTCTGTTCTTCAAGATAATCATTAAGTTCTTCATTAGTGTCATTTAATTCTTCAAGAGCTTCAGTAGTTGGATCAATACCTGTTTTAACAAGTTCGTCATAAGCAACACCAGCAGTATTTAATAAAGTAGTCGTATCATTAGAGAATTTTTCTTGTTCTGCTTCTAATTCATTAATTGCTGCAGTAGTTGAACCAATAAAACTACTTTCACCGCCACCTGACCATTGGTCAATCAAATGTTCAACAGTAGTATTCCACATAGGTAACATAGTATTATTTTCAACATCACTAAAGAAATCTGCTGTACCTTTAAAGAAATCTTGTTTTGCCTTCTCTGCATCACCCATATATTCTTTCATTCTATCTTGTAAAGTAATATATGTATCATGCGCTTTGTTCCAAGCATCTTCATCATGCGCGAGGGTGGCATCCGCCATATCCTGTTCTGCTTGGGCCATACGAGAACGAATATCCATAACCGCTTCTGTAGTTTCAACATTTCTCTTCTTAACTAACTCATACCAATCTTTCTTTGCAGTAAGAACATTATTTTCAGCATCCTCAATATCATCTTCATTGGCAACATACTGATAATTATAATTACCTTGACTATCTCTACGAAGTCTTAAATTACTCTTATTTTGTTGAGCCTCCTCTAATGCAAGTTCTTGTTTCTTAATCTCAAGTCTCGCTTTTAATTCATCAATGTCATATTGAGTTAATCTTTCTCTTTGATTAAGTTTATCTATCTCTTCATCTTGGAACTTTAAGAACTCTTGTTGTAAATCATTTCTACCCTCCATACTATCAAGTATATCAGTAAAAATATCATCAAGTTCATCCATATTAAATGAACGTTCAACATTATCTAAATAATGTTCTTGATCTTCAACAGCAAGATCCCATTCATTCTTTATACGGTCGAGACCCATACCACCAGATAAAGCTTTATCAAGAGCATCAGATATGCTCGCTGCACTGTTCTTAAATTGCTCTTCTCTACTTTTTAAAGAATCAATTAAATCACTATCTAATCTATTAATTGCATCTCGTAAATTATCTTCTGCTTTATCAAGAGCATCAGAATAAAGTTGATACATTTCTGTACCTTCTTGCTCAGTAGCAAGCATCTCTTGATAGTATTTAACTTTACTCTCCCATTCTTCTTTAGCTCGTCTATCCGCATCAAGAATAGTAAGATTATTTTGATATAACTGTTCATATTGTTTAGCGATACCTTCATACTCTTTTTCGCCAGATACCATTTTAATTAATTCAACATTATGTTCAATATGGTCTCCAACATCTTTCCAACCATCAATATGATCGTTTATCTTATCATTCATATCATCAAGAGCATCAAGATAAGTGTCTTGCATATTATCAATCTCTTCTTTTGCGGAGCGGACAGCATCCATTAAGTCATCACGGTAGGTCTCTAATGTTTCTTTAGCGAGTGCGCTATCGTCTTTAAACATACTGTCTTCGCCACCACGATCTGCAGAAGCTATCTGTTTATTTACTTCATCAGTAAGTAATGATAGATGCTCTGTTAAAGTAGAAACTTCACTAGAGCTCTGATTACCAACAGTACCGATTAATGTATCAAGCTTACCGAGGCTTTGAGCGATCTTTCCACCAAAATCGGTATCTTCAACATCTTCAATAACTTCATACCAAAAATCATTCCACTCTTCTTTAGCATCATCTAATTCGAGTTGAACATCTATACTAGCATTAAATGAATTAACTTCATTTTCAATTAACTCATAATGAGCATCGAGCAATTCATCTAAAGTATCATTATAATTATCATAAGCATCATTATAATCATCTATGGCATCTTCTATTTCATCGATAACATCTTTCTTTGCTTCAAGAGTGTCTTCATAAGTATCTTGCTCATCTTTGGTCATAGCATTATATGTATCAACCATAGAGTTATATTCATCATATAATTCATCAAGAACTGCTTGCTGATTTGTTATGCTAGAACCGCTTTCATTAAATGTAAATCCTTGACTTTCAAGCTCTGAACGTTGATTAGACAAATCAGATTCATAAGTATCTTTCTTCTCTTCAAGTAATTCAATTTGATCTTTAAGCAAATCATTTTGAGTCTTTAAATTATTTGCATAATTAATTCCCCAAGTATGACTTTGAATCGTGTCGATTCTACCTAATTTATCTTCAATTTCATCTAATAAATCATTTATTTCTTGATATAAATCTTCTTCACGCTCTAAATATTCTTCTTCATCTGGTTCATTTGAAGAACTACTAGAAGATGAAGAACTACTAGTATCGCCTAAAATAGCTGAGGCTGATTGTGAACCTAAACTATCGATTAAAGATAATTTAGTTTCATAGGCTTTTACTGTTGTTTCAAGATCTTCTGAACTAATAACCGCACTATCTAATCCAAGAGATTCTACATAAGCAGTTCCAAATTCTATAAGCGCAGTAGTACCTTCTTTAGCCTTATCAATTACAGCTTGAATACTATCTGCATTTGAATAGTTTGCCGCTTCTGCTTCTTGAGCAGCATTAGCAACGCCTTCTTGTGCAAGCGCAACGAGTTCTGACATAAATTGTTCAGTAGCTTCTACTTTTAGCATCTGTAATTTAGTATCTATTATGCTATCATAAGTAGAATCATTAATTTGAAGTTGACCATTTACAAGTTCAAGAGATGCAACATAACTACTATCCATAGTCATAATATCTTGTAAAGTATCAAGATTAATATACCCTTGACTATTATATTCTTCAACAGCATCTTGTAAAGTTTGATAAGACTCTTGTAAATCATCTAAAGCATCATTAACCTGTTCTATCTCTTCTGCCCAAACATCTAACTCTTTATAAGCATCCCTTTCATACGGTGGAATTTCTTCAAGTTCAGCTTGATAATTACTAATACTATTAGTAAAATCATCAATATCATCTTGAATATTATCTACTTCTCCCCAGCCTTTAAGAAATTGATCTATTCCGCCGCTATCATCAACCTCTTGTTGAAGTAATTGTTGAACAGATTCAGAAGCGCTTTTAGCAATTTCTTCAGCTGCTTTTACACCATCTTTACCTTCTTCAAGAGCTTTATTGTAAGCCTCTCCCATAGACTGTGCAATATCTTCATACTCATTCAGGATACTTTGTTTTTCTTCTGGAGTTAAATCAAAGTTTTCTTGTAAAGTTGTTTTTGCTGAATCGATAAATACTTGAGTATGTTCTGCCAATGATTTATTTGCATCATCTAACAAAGCAGTTTCATTTTCAATAGCTTTTTGAATATCTTCTTCTCTCTTTTTAAAATCTTCAATTTGCTGATTTGTTAATGAATTAATAGTATTGATTTCAGACATTAATTGATCGCCCAATAACATAGCCTGAGTATCAGTACCAAGATGTTCAAATGTTTCTTGAGATATACCTATATCAAAAGTTTCATCTGCAAATAAAGCTTCTATCTTTTCATTAATTTTCTTACTATCAAAACCTTCATCAAAAATGGCCTGTATTTTTACAGTGTGGTCTTCAGCAGTCATTCTATCGATATCACTTTGGATATTTTCAAAAATTTCATCTACTGTCCAGCCTTGTTCGCTTAAAGCTTGAAATAAAGCAATATTATCAGCAACATAAGCTTTTCCTGCATCAGATAAGTTTTCAATATGTTCAGTCGCCACGTCTGAAATAAAAATACTATAATCATCATAATTTGAATCATTTAACTCGTGTAATGCTTCGTGTAATTCATGATATGCAGTTGCCGCAGCATCTGCTTCTTCGATAGTCCCAAAAGCACTACCTATTTGAAGATTATTATAATCAGTACCGGTTCCTTCTATAATTTTATTAACATAATCATCTAAGCCATCTGGCGTCATTACATCAACAAACTTACCGGTTTCTGGATCAACTATAATAGGAGTAAAATTAAGATATGTACCATTACCCATATCATAACTTTTGGTATATAGGGTAGCATAGTCACCTTCTGCGCCATCCCAACCAGCATCTCTAAGAAGTTGAGTATCTATCTCAGGTCTGTTATTAAGATCAACATTTCCGCCTTCTGAATATTCAGATAATACTTTAGATATATGAGTTTTCCTTTGAGCAATAGCTTCATCAAATTCTTCATTAGTTGGAATAATAGCATCTAACAAAGCATCCGAAATATAAGATTCTTGTTCATACTCTGCAAATTCATCAGATATTCCACCAAGAAATTCTTTCGCCCACTGTGCACCATCTTCATATTCATCAACAAGACCTTTTTTAAGAGCTTCTTCTGCGAGCATATCAACCTGTGCGGTAAAACTACCAAGATCTTGTATTCCTTCTTTAACTTCATCTAAATGCGCAAAACCAATTTTATCTAATTCAGCTTTATTTAATTCATCTTTATAATCTTTTAAAGCTTGGATTGCTTCTGAATTACTACTAACTAATTCACGTAATTGAGTTGCCGCATCTAAATCTTGATATTTATTTAAAAGGTCATTAAGATTTTCAGAATCTGAAGTTAAAATATCTTCTAAATTTTCATAAGCTATATGACCAGATTCATCGATTATATCTTGACCAGTTTTTCCAATTAAATCAGCTAAGTCTTCTTCAAAATCTGCATAAGCATCATCAGTATCTTTATCTAATGGAGTATTAATAAAAGTATCAATAAGTACGCCTGATAATAGACCTGTTCCCATTCCTATAGAAGAAAGAACATTATATTTTAAATGTCTGTCATTATACCCTTTTAAATCAAAAGCATTTTTATCTCTTTCTGTCGTTCCTGCGTTAGCAATAATGCCACTTTGTAAACTTAATTGAGTAGAAGCAATACCTCTCTGTAAATCACTAATAAGTTGACTATTTGCTAATTCTTGAACTTTTTGTATTGACTCAGCAAGTTTATCATAATCTCCAGATAAAGCCTGAACTATTAACTCTTCATCGCCATAAGCTTTAACAAGTTCATAAACTTCATTTTGCTGTTCTTCAGATAATTTACCATTTTCATCTCTTTGGTCAAGTAAAGTATTATAACTATTAGCTAAATCATCTATTGCTTGTTTTTCTTCTTTAGACTTATCTACAAGTTTACCTACAACCGCAGCATTATCTTTTGCAGCATTTGCTACATTTTCTAATTGCTGTTGATGAACTTTATATGCAGCAGTTGCTGCAGTAATTGCAACAGTTAAAGCAATTAGAACAATACTTACTGTATTAACTGTTTTTGCTGCTATTGTAAGTTCTAAAAGTTTTCTTCTTAAAGTTGTAATACCTGAAATAACCATAGGTAAACTTATTAAAATTGCAGATAAAGATTGACTAAATTTTTCTGTTCCAGATAATTCATCATCTGAAATAATAGAACCTAAATTAGATAAAGAATTAATACCGAAGTATAAACTAGAGATTGTTCCTGCTAATTGAGCTATTAAATCTATATTAGAACGCTGCTGATATTCTTGTTCTTTTAAACTTCTTGTATTTCCTTGAATTGCAATATCACAATCTTGATAAACTGAAGCTCCTGTCTTTAATGTATTTAAATATTGTTGAGTTCTACCATCTGCAACAGTCACCATATTAGATAAGTTTTGTAAGTCATCAGTCATTGCTAAGGTAAAACTATTCGTTCTATTATTAGTAGGATCTTGTCTAATAACTTCGATTTTTTGTTGAATTCTATTTAATAAATTTTCAGATTGTTGTAACTGATTGTCATCTATTAATCCTTGTCGATATAATCTATCTCTCGCACCAATTATTTGATTAATTTTCTTTTGTACGTTGTTTAGACTAGTCTCAAGGGTCCTACCAGTTATGCCAATGCCTGTGTTTTCGTTTACTTTAGCCATATTAACGCCTAAAGTTTTTACATTTTGGTTTAATATAGTAACTGATTTATTGGCTTTCTCTAGTCTTTGAATTAAATATTGAGCATCAGTACTACTTGAGCTTAAATCTACTATATTTCTTAAACCATTTTGATTATTTGCATCAGTTACAATATTTTGACTTCGTTGGTCTCCATATTGTAAAAAGTAATTTTCCATCGCCTCAGTTGCTTCAACGATAGCTTCACGTTTATCAACCCAATTTCCTATTTCTCTAATAGTTTCTTGACTTGCATTAAACTCTTCTTCTGACATAAGACTCCAATATCTACTCATTTGATTTTGAAGCCTACTCATCTCATCCGCTGCAGCCCCTGTAATAGCGCCCGTATCTTGTTGATATTTAACATTAGCTAATAATTGTTCAAGAATTTGAGTCCTTTCCGTTGCAGCATTAATATTAGCTATCATTGGGGCAAAAGAGTTTGCAATTTGTTTACTAAACACAGTGCCTAATATACCAACAAAACCAGTTATAATACCTTTTAAATTACCTGTTGCATCAATAATATCTGTAATTTTATCTAAAATAGATGTTAAACCTTTTAATACTGAATTAATAGTATCTGTATCTAAAACGGAATCATATAAATCTTCCCATTCAGTTTCAAGTTGTTGAATATGGGCTGCAGTTGATTCCATATATATGTCTTGTTGTTTTTGTAAAGTACCAACAGAATTTTTAGATGTTTCAAGAGCATCTGTATACATATCCCAGTTATCAAATAAAGCAAGTAAATTATTATATTGACGTTTACCTGCCATAGCTTGAGCTATTGCACTTTGTTGAGCATCTGTCCAAGTATTCCATTTTTCAGCAATTTCTTCAATAACTTCACCTAAATCACGAAGATTTCCTTGAGCATCCAAAATATGCACTCCAACTTCATCAAGAGTACTAGATACATCACCTAATTTTACTCCAGATTCATCTTCTCCACCAATTTTTAAATCTTCAATACGTGCATAAATAGTTTTAAGTGCAGTACCAGCTGTTTCTGGGGCTTGTTTAGTAACAGAAATAATAGTTGCTAACTGAGCATTTAATTGATCAACATCCACACCCATATTATTTGCGGCAGATGCAACTTTACTCATACCAACTGATAATTCTTCTAGATCTGCTGCTGTTGTAGCAGCAACAGCAGCTAATTTATCAACATATAATTCAGTCTCTTCAGCAGTAACTTTATAACCATTCCAAACAGCTGTTAATTCCTCTGAAACTTGCTGTCCAGTTTGCCCAGTAACATTTGCTGCTTTAATAGTAGTTTCTGCACGAGCTTGAGCTTCATCATCAGTTAAACCCTGTTGATAATAAATTAATGCTGCTTCAGTATATTCAGTTGTAGAACTTCCTAAAGCTTTTGCTGCGTCATTTGCTTTCACAGCAAATTTTTCCATTTCTTCAGCAGATTTACCAGTTACTATACGAATATCGTTTAAAGAAGTATCTAAGTGTTGCACATATCCATAAGCCTGTTGTATAGCACCTGTAAAACTATTAATTGCTTTTGAAGAAATTGACCATTTAATAGTATTAACAAAAGTTTGTCCCATTTTATCCAATATACTATTAGTTTGACGTAATTGTATATTTGAAGTTAAAGCAGCTTTTGAGATACCTAAAAAGGCTTGTCTTCCTACATCTCCAGCTTGATTAAAACTTGTTTGAATTTGTTGTAAATTTAATTGATTTAAACTTGTATGCAAACGTTCTAAGTTCATAACTCTTGTTGTCGGATCAAAAGCATTATCAAGAGCTCTTCCTACTTGTGCTACCGAATCTCTAATATTTAATAGAGATGCTCTAGCTTCATTTAAATTTAAAGTAGGATTTGCCTTTTGGATTTGTGTTGCTGACATAGAACCGAGTTCAGTTAATTGCTGTCTAATTTTTGCAATACCAGCTTCATCAAGTTTATAACCAACGGTAAATTGAATATTTCCACCGTTAATAGCCATTCCTTTTTCCTCCTTATTCGAATTTGAGTTTTTTATCTTGCGCAAAATAAAAAAAATGCTCTTATTACATATAGTAATAAGAGCATCTATTTTAATTAATATTGTCCTTAATCAATAGGCTGATTAGTATTAATATTCCTTCCTCCATTTGCGGCAGTTGCAAAATCTACTATTGCTTGATATTTAGATGGATCAAAATTATTTATAATCTCACTAACTTTATCCATTTGATTAGGAAGTTCATTAATAAATTGTCCAATTAAATAGGCAGCAGATTGTTTATAAGTAACATTATTTCTTTGCTGCATATTTAGCATTTCACCTAATTCTTGTATCTCTTCTTGAGGAATTAAATTAATTACAGAATCAATTATATTTTCACTCCAAAGTAAATCATATAAATCTAAAACGTTTTGTTTTTCTTCATCTGTAAATTCTAAATCAGTATAAAACATTATAACGTAAGTATGAAAATATGCAGTAATTAAACCTTCATTATAAACACCATTCTCCATACTTTGTTGCAAAGCAATTTGAACTAAAGTGATTTTTTTATCTATTGGAAGATATTGTTTTACTTTAATTTCTTTATCTTGAAATTTAAAAGCTCTAGTTTTTTCGTTAAGTTTTAAACCTAAATCTGAAAAATTCATTCCTTTTTTCTCCTTTTTATAATTTATATATAATAATTATATCAAAATATTTTTATTTTGTCAAATGGCTTTATTAGCTATGTAATTAGCAAATCCTAAAACGTCTAAATGAGCTGATATTTTTGCACTTGTTATTTTATTATTAATACCCTTTGTTCTCTCTTTAAAATTATATGTATCTGCAAAATATACATTAAGTTTTGTAATTCCTTCAATACCAAAAGATACATATTTATCTCTAATACTTCTAATACCTAAATTTGTATTTTCAATATATTGAATAATATCCCATATACTAATTAACTTTCCATTTGCTAAAATAAACATAGCAAAATCATCAGTTGGACTATCCTTATTTGCTAAACCTCTACTACTAAAAGTATATATTAATGATCTAGTAAAAATACTATCTTGTAAGTTTTGCAATCTTTTAGACGCATTTTTTAAACTTCCTTTTTCTCCCTCATGTGCAAATATATTATACGCAATATATTTATTATAATTTACATTAGTTATTAAATTAATTGCATCAGATAATGTTAAAGTATCTCCAGATTCAATTTTAAATTTTTTATTATTTTCTGCGCCATCATCATTAAAAACTCCTAATTTATAAGTTTTTACTGAAAAACCAAAACCTAAAGTAATTAATGTTGAATTATCTTGTTTTAATTCTTGAGCTAAATCTATTTGAAAATTATCAAACCTAACATCTGTTTTACCTGATGCTAAAGTTTTATTAATAAATTCATTAGGTTCAAATTCTCCTTTTATATTAGTTTGAACTATTGAATAAGTATTTTTACCCACTCCTTGAATACTTTTAAAAGGATCTTCTATAAAAACCTTTTGAGACTCCTGAAGAGCTGTCATATTAATACTTTGAGCCAATAATTCACCCATTATAGTTGAAAAAAAGTGTTTGTCAATATAATTTTTAATTATTTCACCTGTTAAAGGAGATTCGTTTTCGTGTTGAGTTCCACCCTTAGTTTTATATTCAAATCGTTTAGCAATTTTTTTAAGTTCTCCAACAGCTTTTAATAACTGTTTTCCTTCTATCGTTTTACCATCTAATGTATCTTCTGCTTTGTCTAAAGCTAACCATAATTCTTTTCCATACTCAGATAAACCAATACCTTCTTTTCTTTCATTAATTAATAAATCAGCAATTGTTGCCCCTTGTTTTGAATCAATTAATTTAACAGCATCTCCTAAACTAGTTAAAATATTATCTAAAGCTTGTAAATCTTTATCAGTTTTTATATCATCTATTAAATGTTGTAAAGAAGTTGTATTCCATTGAGTTTCATTTTTTATTTTTGCTAAATCATTAGGTAATTCTATATTTATAAGTCTATTTAATTCTTGACTCATAGAATTATTAATTGTTTTTAATATTTTATCAACACTATTATCTCTAAAAACTTCAGATACTAATTCTCTTTCTTGAGAATCTATAATTTGTCGTAAAAATAAATCTTTATATTGTTGTTTTATCGCTTTAACAGCTTTCTTTTTTTGATTAAACATTTGTATAATTTTTTCATCTTCTAAAGTAAAATTCTCGCCTTTACTCATCATTCCTATATGTTCTTGATGTTTATGAATATAATAATAATTATCCCATAAAGAATCATTTACTTTATGAGAATAAAAATTTTTACTCATTTAAAATCACTACCTTTCAGGTAAAAAAATAGCGGGAACCCGTGTTACCACGAGCCCCCGCACCATTTTTAAAATTAGCCAACTGAAATTGTAATTGTCTTCTCTGCTACTACTTCATCACTAACTTTAGCTTGAAGTTTTACAGTTGCTGCTGCCTCACCAGCTGTAACAGTAACACCTGTTACGCTACCACCAGAAGTTGTAGCTGCTGTTGAAGTTTCACCTGTTGTAGCATCAACAATTGACCAAGTAACTGCTCCTGGAAGAGTACTTGAAACAAGTGAATAAATTCCACTAGCCTCAGCCGCAATTCCATCATTACCATAGATTCTATAAGAATCTGTTGAACCAGAACCGTTACCACCAGTTGAAGATGTTCCATCGCCATAACCAATGTATCTAGAATCATCAATCTCATCTTTCTTATGCTCTAATGTTGTATTATGAGGCATAACTGGATTGATTTCCTTATCAGCATTAGATTGATCTTCAATAACCTGAATTACACAAAGAACTTCTCTAGTCTTATCAAAGTATGTATAACCTGGAAGAGCATCCATTGTGAATGTGAATGTTGAAGGATCACCTGTTCCAGATAACTGGAATGTAAGGTTAGACTGAATCTTAACATTAGGGAATGTTAAGTTAGCAGGCATATCAACACCATCACTCTTACGTCTGAATAATGTGTCAGCTTCTACATAGTAGTTACCAGCAAAGTTATCAGCTGCAATCTGAAGTTCATCAACCTTAGATGCAATCTTATCAAGATAATAATCTACGAATACAGCATAATCGCCATCTTTGATATTACCTTCTGCATCTGCATACTCACTAGTTACAAAACTCTGTAAACCATCATCTTTAGGCTGAGTAATCTCAATTATCTGATATTTACCGTCTGAATTAGCCTTAACTTGAATAGTATTTGTTCCACTAATAACCATCTCACCTGTTAAGTCACCTGAACCATCAGTAAAGATAACATAAATTGGAGAATCATTAGTTGCACAAATATTCTCTTCAGCACCTAAGAAAGCAGATAAATCAATAGTACCTTTATTATTTGCTACTCTTAAAGTTGCTCCTGCTGTTGTTGTATGGAAGTGAACCTTCTCTACAGTCTGGCTACCTTGGAAAAGATCAGCACCAGAAAGCATTGCAAGAGAAATAGGTGAAAGTAAAGCATCTTCAACAGTAAATGTTAAAGTTTTCTCACCTTCCCAAGAGATAAGACGAACATTACCTCTACCACCCTGTGCATAAACAGTAGTAGTAGCCTGCTCAACAGATGAAGTTGTTGCTGTATCAATGTATAATACAGGTTGTCCAGCCTTAAACTTATACTTACCAATATTAGTAGGAGTTTTAGCTCTGAACACTATGTTAGCACACTCGCGAACACCAAATTTCATTTGTTTTTTCCTCCTTAATTAATCTTCTTTTTCTACGCCAAGCGTAATGTCTTGCATCCAATCCTTGGCGTCTTTTACATTTTTTGCACCAGCCATACGAGCCTGGCATGTATAGTCAAAAGTTTCCTTCATTTGGAAACGTTTAAACTCTTCAATAAGTTGATAAACTGAATATTGACTTAATTGATTTTTATCTTTTTGTTCTCCGACTGCAAGAATATTTATATACCTACCAAAAATACTAGCTGTAGCAGTATCTTCTCCTCTTTCTTTTTTAAATTGTGCTAAGTATTCTTGTCTCTTTTTAAACTTTTCAACTATCGCACGAGCGCGGTCTCCAGCCGGATTATAGTCGTAAGCATTTCCGCTTCCTTCCATACTTGCAACCCCAAACATTTCCCAAATAATCTGTGATAAAGTATCAAAATTATTTTTATCAATAATATGCGGTTGCGGCTTTGCACCTTCTTCTATATCTTTATCTTGTAAAATAATAGAAGAAGGAGTTAAACCTATTTTATAATTTGGTAAAATCAATTCTAATAATTGTAATATACTTACAAAAATTAGTTTGCCACTTTCAGATTTTTCTCTCGTTATTGACATTAATATATCAAAATTCGTTAAACTATCTAAATCAGAATTGTCCTGAAGATTAATGCTTTTATAATCTTTTGTTAAAGCATTTATTGCAACAAAGAAATTCGATTCTCCTAATAAAGCAACCTCCGCAATAGAAGGTTGATATATAATTAATTGAGCAGATGGAAAAGGTATATTTGCTTTAGTGTCTAAAAATAATTTGTGAACTATTCGTTCTCTTTTATTCATTCTGTAGTTCATCTAATTTAGCGGTATCTTCTGAAAAATGAACCACTTCATAAGATAAAGTATATCCCGCTAAATTCTGGTCTAAAATTAATTCATTACACCCAAGAAAATATGTCTCTCCCACTCCAGATAATTTACCTAAATTTAATATACCATCTATATATCCTGCAATCATAAGCGGGCGGACGCGCAACCCATCAAGCGCCCACTGCTTTGTATTACAGATTATATCAAAATTAATCATACAATCTCTAAATTGCTTATTTTTGGAATTAGTTGTAAAATTATCAAAACTTAACAAAATATAAGACTGAACATCTTCGTGTTCATTTAACTCTAATCTAGGAGTAGTTCGAATATACTGTTTTTCAACTAAATCCGCAACAGTATATCCCTTAACTATATCATCATATTTTGTAATACGTTTATCTAAACAATCTTTAGTATTGATAATTAAAAGTCTTTTTAACCATTGACTATGTCTTTGACTATCCACAAACAATTTATTTAATATCAATTCTGCATCTTTTTCGCAAGATAAGAATGAAGATTGTATATCTGGTAGTGCATTTCTTTGCATTTTATCCTGCTCCTTTTATCTCTAAAATGGTTCAACTACTACGTGATTAATTAACTGATCATTATAATAAACATCAAATTCACCAGTTTTACTATTCATTAACTGAATATACAAAGTAGTTTTTTCATCTTTTACAATAGCATCATCAACTTTAGGATATAAACCATCAGTTTTATTTCTGATTTCCCATTCTGCATTTTCAACATAATCCGCAACAAATTTAATTTTATCATAGGCGCGGCAAACAAAATCTCCTTCAAGTTGATGTTCTTGTTCTATTTTCTCTTGCTCTTCATCGCTTACTTCTTGATATTGATTTTCAAAATATTCTTTTACGTGAACAATAAGAATATCATCAACAGCATTGTGATTAACCGCCTGAACTTCCCAAGACTCTAAATCACCATTAATATTAGGAATTTGAACTATTTTAAATCTTTTAAAATAATCTAAAGTATTATCATCACGCTCTATATAAAGAGTACGTGTATAATTCATTTTATTCCAATCTTCATGATTTCTACGAGTCCATTCAAGAATTTCTTCTTTTTCTCCAACAGAAGCAAAATAGTAATTTTGTCCATTTACATCAAGCGGAAATTCAAAACATTTCCTCACATCTGCACGAAAGTAAGCATATTCCTCAATATATTGTAAAACTACAATCCATCTAGTATCCGTCTGTTTCCATATAAAAGTTTTTCCTGGTTTAATAGGAACTGTTACAACTTCAGTAGACATAGGAACATTTACACATATATCTTCAAAAGGAACAGATAACATCATTTTATCAGTATCAAAGGTTCTTTTATCTGGATTCATAAGACAACGAAATTCTAATGTTTGTAATTCACTATCTTCATCTGGATTATCTATTACCATAACAGCAGCTTGATAAGAATATAAATAAGCCTTCTTTAAAGTCTTTAATTTATCCTTAATCATTCGGCTTTGCTGCGGGGTCCCGCCACGGTAATCTAATCTCTTTTGCATATTACTTAATGCTGTCATAATCTATTTTGCTTAAAAGTGACAGACATTCAAAAATAGTTCTTCTAAATAAAGCCATATCTTCAATTTCTGTCAAACTAAAAAGCCCTTCTAATTTACAAATTATTGGAAAAAGAGCGGGTTGCAAGCCGATTAACAACCTATTCATACCAACTAACTCTTCTAAAATAGTTTCTAAAGGCTTCTCCCAATCTGAACCTTCTTCCCGCATAGGAAGTAATTTATATACTAAATTAATGTTCCTTTTTAAATTAGAAGAAAAAGTATCTTTAGAAATTTCTAAACCATACTTATTCATCCCAGCTACCTCCTTGTCCATCATAAGGACTATTAAGAGCTTCATTACCTAAAGTAGCTGGATAAACAGGTTTTTCCATTAAGGTATGCATTGTAGGACGATAAACACCATCATCATCCTTTTTCCTACGTTTATATAATCTTTGTAAATGAAAGCCTTTTCTTTCATATTCTTTTTGTAAACTTTGAAGTTTACCCATATGAGCAGCTTGTGAAGTTAATTTAAAATCAGAACCACTATATTTTTGTCTAACTAATTCAATACTTGCTAATTGTTGACCAAGCCATTCAACAGTCATATACTTAGCAAGAATACTAATTTCTTCTTTAGTTAAATCATTTACAAAGTTATTATCATCTCCAAAAGGTTTATCAGGGTCTTCCCTTTCTAAACTTTGTCTAGGAAATTCAAACCAAGGAATCGCACTTTCTAATAATTCCTCTAATAAAGCGGCGGTATCCTCTGGAGTTAATTCCATATACATATCATCTGTAATTTGACTGAGGAATTCATCATATACTTGTTGAGCTGTTGTCATTTTAATTCCTCCTTATTACATTATTTTTGTGTACTAGGCTTAACAACCTTTCTTACTGGAGCGGCCTGCTCTCCTATCTTTGGCACAGGTGCCTTTCTCTTAGGAGCTTCCGCAACTTCTACATCATCAACCTTTGCTAATTCAATAGCATTAGCAACATTAAAACCAAGTTTCTTCTGAATCATATCACGTTTTGCTACATCATTGAGCGGCAACTCAACAGCAATATGTTTAATTAAATCAAGAACACCACTTGGCGCAAAATTTAAACAATCTTCAAATTCATCTAAAGAGCCATTCTGTAAAAGATTAATAACTTCTCTTTCAGTATAAAAATACTCTGGTTCAATCATACCTAAAAGTTCTTTAATAGCTTCCTCGTCCTGAACAATTAGATAATTTGCTATAATGTAAGTACCGCCTGGAACTTGAGAAAGTTTAAATAATTCATCAAAAGTAATTATTTTAGTTTCATTAGGCTGAAATTCTCTATGTAAATTATTTAAATCTGGAATAGTATATCCAACTGAACCAAAATCTCTATTTTGAACCTTGATTCTTCTTGTTTCTTCTATCATTATTTTATTCTCCTTTTATCTCTCTTATATAAATAAGGGGAGATTTATATAAATCTCCCCTTTATTCACTTTTAATCAATTATTTTATTGATAAACTGGACTTAATCCAGGAGCAGCGTTCTTAACTAATGTCTGAGCTGCTGGAGCAAGAGTTGTATTCTGATAGATGCAGATACCGTTGTTAAGACCTACGATACCAACACCAAACTTCTTATAAGTCTGGATTTCTCTTGACCAATCTTTATTCTCCCACTCTCTAACGAGTGCATCACCTTCAAAAGCGATCTTGATAGGCTTATCAGCACCTGTTGGGATGATATAAGCATATGAAGGATCCATAACTTTCTGAGTATTAGCTGTATCTTCGAATGAGTTAGGAAGAATAACTACATTATGTCCCTTGTAGTTAGCTAAGTAACCTGTATTCCACATTGTATTCTTCTGCTCGTTTGAAATCCAGTTATTATCTGGAACCATTGTAGCAGCGAATTCAAATGTACAGTAAATAGTAGCCTTGCCATAAGCATCAGCAATCTGAAGGAGTTGATCCATCTTAGACTGAACAAATGTTGTATCAGCTTTCTTATTTGACTGTTGAATCTGTGCAATTACAGACTTAAGAGCCTTAGCGATCTCACGGAATACACACTCATTAAGACCATCATTGATAATCTCAACAACGTCTGCCATATCAATTCTACCATCAAGATATTCCTCGATACCGATCTGAGCAGCTCCACCCCAAGCCTCTGTAGGAACTTCTAATGAATATCCATCAAGCTTGAATACTTCATAAACGCCTGCAAGACCAACTTTTGTTACGAACTTCTTTGCTCTCTGCTTAGAAGCATTTGAAGTCTTAACTGTGAAGATAGGTTTGTCGCCTTGTCCAAATACACGAATATCTGCAAAAGAACCATACTGCTCGATAACTCTTGCTGGAAGAACTTCATTTACAACTTCCTCGATAAGTTCGAAGAGGATATTCTTATTCTCTCTATAAAGAGCATATGTTCCTGCGATTTCCTTTAACTCTGCACGAAGTGTTTCGTCGAGTTCTGAATAATTATACTTTTTATCACCAAAACTATAAGCTACAGCTGCAGAAGGATTTGCTTTTGCAACTATTTTAGCTAAAGTGATAAGACTTTTCTTTTCTAATGCCATTGCTTTAATCCTCCTCTATTATTGTACTCTCTGTAACTTAACGCCCTGATATTTGATATCGGCGTCAGGCATTGTTGTAATTGCTACTACCTTAAATGCAGGTGCAGTTGCAGTTGCACTAGCTCCAAGTACTTCAAGATAACCTGTACTTCCAACAACAAGAGTATCTCCCTCATTGACAGTTACAGCTGTTGTTTCAGCATCTTCTGATGTATTAGCACCTAAAGTATTTGTTGTAAAAATATCACCAATATTTGTCTTATATAATCTAGGAACCATTTCACCATCAACATAATCAGTCTTCTTCATAGCAAAATCTTTATGAGACTGTCTACGAGGATCATATAATTTTTCTTCATTATAAACTAAAAGCCATTCGCCTGGAACAGAAGCATTAGCGACAGCTTTTCTGTTTTCATAATCATACTTTAAGAACATACCGTTCTCAATAATATTAAGGTTTGAATCGGCGATTAACTGTGCATAAATCTGTCCAGTTCTTTGAGCTGAAAGATGATTAGGCTCTACCTGACCGAAACCTTTTCTTTTTAAACTAGCCATTTCGACTTTTCCTCCTTATAATTATTGGTTTTTGTGATTTTCTACTGCTTGAAGATAATCTGGTAAAGTTTCTTCTACAGTGTCAATTATAACAGTCATATCAGTTTCATCATTAGAATTATCTTTGATATAACTTACTTTTTTATCATAACATAAAACAGCTAACTTAGATTTAATTTCATCTAAACTATACTCTGCTTTATGATCAATAACATCTTTCTTATCTTCATCACTAAGCATATAGAATTCAGCAATTAAAGCATCTTTCTTCTCATTCTCTACTTCAAGAGCATAAGTCTTAAACTCTGCTAATTGCTTTTCTGTTTCTGCGGCTTTTGCTTGAAGATCATTAAATGACTGCTGAAGTTCTTCAAACTGAACTAATAATAAAGAGTACTTCTTCTTTGTATCGTCCTCTTCATCATCTTCTTTCTCAGTTTCTTTATCTTCCTCTCCATCATTATCTTTCTTATCATCTTCTTCATCATCCTTCTTTACATATTCAGAAGAACCACCATCGCCATCAGAAGAATCTCCACCTTCAGAAGAACCACCCTCTGTAGCACCTTCAACGGCATCAGCGCCCTCTTCAGCACCACTATTTTGTGCACCCTCATCAGCGCTAGAGTCTTCAGCGCCTGGTGTATTTGTATTCTCCTCTGGAGTATTTGATTCCTCAGTATTAGCTACTGAATTATCAATTTCAGGTGTATCAGCTGATGAATTATCTACAACAGGCTCTTCAACCTGTTCTACACCAACAGCCTCAGATGAATCAACTGATTGTCTTTTAATTTCATCTGCCACTTTATATTTACCTCCTTGTAGAGTTTCTTGTAACTCTTTCATCATTGTGTATAGCGTTTGTTTAAAATCATCGTTCAATGAGAAAGTTTTACTAATATTAGGAGCTGTAATAGATGCACCTTCAAAACAAGGTTCTACATCATCCCCTAATATACATAATTTAGAAAATACTGCGTCATTTATTATGAAAAATTCCATATCTGAATTTTCTTCTTTTGACCAAAATCCTTGTAAAGAATTTTCGTCTAATTCCATTGATTGCGGCTTCCCGCCCTCATTAAATAATTGTTGAGCTTCTTTATATTGACCCGTCCAAAGATAACCTGTAGTCATCATATATACACGAGTTATACTTTCACCAGACTCATTAAACTCTTCAAATTCTTGAAACCATACTTCTGCATCCGGAGAAACAAAACCATAAGGTTTAGTTAAAGTATTAAAATGAACTCCTTCTCCATCATAAATAACTTGCTCACCGTGATCAAAAAAGTCTTGTTTATTATCTTTATAATATCCAACAATAGGTGCACCACGAAGAGTTTTAGCCATTTGTGAAGCAGCTTGTTTATTGATACTTGTACCATTTCTATTTTGTCCTAAATATAATACTTTAATATCACATTTTGACATCATAGGGTTTATATCAAGAGGTTCTAAGTTAATGAATTCAGGTGCATTAATCGTAGCAATAGACTGATAATTATTCACTAATCCTTCCTCCTTTTATATATTTAATTTTTACTCTCAAGGTTTTGAAGAGTTTTGGTTGATTTTTCATCATCACTCTTTTCAGGTCTACCGACTTGTGTATCTCCAGAGTTAGTATCTCTAATTTCTGAAATTCCTGTATTTCTTCTTCCAGTTTGTTGTTGCGCGAGCGCGTCCGCATTCATAGTGTTAGAAGTAAGCGGTGGAACAAATACTGTTACTAAGTTAAGTAAATCATTCTCAAAGAACGCATTTGCAAGAATTGAACTTTGTGATAACCCAAGTGCAATCTGCGGAAGCATTTTTGAATAACCCATTTGAGTTTGCTCTTTATATAATTTAGACAATTCTTTATAATTATAAATTGTAGTAGGTAATATTTGAACTTGATAAAAAATCTTTTTAGGAGTTTTATTAAAATTAACAACTAATCTTTGCATTAAATCTTCAAACTGGTCACAAAGAACACTCATCATAGCAGCATCATTTTCAATTGATTTCTCTAAAGCAATATTACCATCTGTGTTAAATTGCATTTGAGAAATACCTGCTTCGTTAAATACTGTTCTTTCAACCTTTTGTAATTCATCTACTGTTGTTGTAGTATTGCGGTCTGCCATATCCGCAACATCAACATCCGCGTAAGTTGTTAAAACATCAAGACCAATTGCTTTACCTAACATTCTTACTGCATTATTATGTAATTGAGCAGCTTCCTCTGGATCAAAAATTAAATCACCATTTTTATCCATAGGCATTTTTTGAATAATGATCTTTAATAACTTTTGCGCCATCTTTTTTCTATCCAACTCTTGCGCTTCATTCAAATCTATAATAGCAGGAATTACAGATGCCATTATAGGAACATCATTTGGAGTTAAACTTAATTTAACTCCAAAGTTTGGATCAAGTAAATACCAACCATCAGTATCACCGCTAAAATCAGGTTTTAACTTTTTCTGTAAATAAAGTCTATATCCTTTTTGAATATCCTCTGGAAAAATCTTTAAAACTCTAGCACGATATGCAGGGTCTTTATAGTAGACATCAAAATATTTCATATTTAATTCTACTGTTGGAATATTATTTTTCTTATAGCGTGAACGACAATATTCTGATGGAAGACTTTGTAATACAGGGCCAGTAGGTGTATGTTCAATATAACCATAATAACAACCTTCAACTATAATCTGTAAAGCAATTTCTTTTAAAACTTTTTTAGCTTTAAAATTATCTAAATATCTCATAGTTTTAAAAAAATTATCTAAAATTTTATTTACATCTTTTGCACTGATATCTCCTTTTTCAGTATCAGTAGGGTAAGTATCTCCGCCCGTAACATAAGGAACTATATACCAATCATATCTGTACATATAAGATAAATATCTACATAATCTAGCATATATACCGCTCGTTCTATAAAAGAATTTAGATGCTTGCTTTAAAGTTAAAGTATCACATCTTGATAAAGCATTTAACATAAATTCTTTATCTGCAAAGTTTTTATGAACTTTCTTTAAAGGAAAATCAATGGTTGCATCAGTTAATGGTTTTACACCGACTTTGATTTTAGAATAATCAACCAACTTAGTATCGGGATCAATAGGAAGATTCATATTGTCATCGGATAAACGCATATCTAAATTGCGAGTTTCATAACTTACTGGTTTATGACCTCTAACACGCATTTATAATCCTCCTTTAATATCCAGCCTTAGTCATAATATAATCATAACTTAATAAACATTCATCAGTATAAGGGATTGCAACTAATTTTAAATTATGTTTTCTACAATATTCCCTTTTTTTCATATCATTAAACTGTTGTTTTCTAAGTCCTGATATACCACCAAACTTTTCTTTAGGCTTGTAATGTTGTATTCCTTGATATTCGATTAAAAAATCAATATCACCTTCATCATCAAAAACAGCAAAATCAAATCTTAAAGGGCGACCTGTATTAGAAACTAAATCTGGAAAGCTATATTCTTCTTTAAAATCTAATCCTGCTTCTATTAAAATTTCTTCTATTGTTATTTCTCCTCTACTCGCTCTCATTGAATTCTTGCCTTTCTTGACTTATATAATATATAGAAAAGAAAATAATAAGTTTAATTAAAAATACCCAGACTAATTAAATAACATAAAATCTGAAATATCAAATCGTTTTCTTTTCTTATTTCTTTCCTCTTCCCGCTTAATAAATAACATTCCATACTCAAAAGCAGAAAACTTATCTTTAGGAGTTCCTCTTGAAGACTGTTTTAATATAATATTAACACCTTCATTATCTTCTACAAGATTTAACATTTGTTCTCTCAAAGAAGTAGTTAAAGTAAAAGGCATTAAATATTCTGCTCTCTTTTCTGGAGTCATAGACTGTCCCATTTTTGTTTCCATAAGTTTTAGTTTTGCAGTAGTTTCATCTATTAAGAATTTTATTTTACCACTTGATAATTGAGTTTGAACAAAAGAGTGGGCTTCTGTATTAATTGGCGCATTTGCCTTAATTAACCACATAGCATCTTTTTCAGTATCTGGAGTTTTATATTTTTTATATTCCGGATAATCTGCAATATTATCAACGCCAAATGGCGGCAATGCATCACCTGTAAGCGGATCAATTTGTGTTTTAATCATATAATCTATTAAACCAATACCAAGACCGTTTGCATCAATAGCACAAGTTCTTGCTTTGTATTTATAATAAAGTCGTTTAATATTTATTGCTTGTTGTTCAAAATGTTCTTCTTCCCAAGAATAAATATTTACAATAGACTTTAATGAGGTTCCTTGCGGCTGCGGTGTTACTTTAATAATAACTGCTTCAGTTGAGCATCCTTTTCTACCAACATCAACTCCTATTACATAATAAGCAGATTTACTACTTCTTCCACTGAATTCATACTCTGGCTGAAGAAGAATTCGATATTTGTCAAAAATCTCGGACGAGAAATAAGCATTTTCCGCATCTCCGCTCCACTCAGACTCATATTCGCGCCCAAATGAGCTGTCGTTATAAGTTCCATCAAGTTTTAACTGTTGAACAAAGTTCTTAGCAAGAAGTCCTTCCGCCACGGGAACGCGCCAGGTTCCGCCCATTACACAAGCACTCTCACTTTGAGTAATTTGTTCCAACAATATCATCATAAGTTTTTCATAAGCGAAGGTGTTTTTCCAGCCAGCTGTTGTCACGTATATCTGACTCTTGTTTACAATTTCTTCATCATTTCTACTCCCATCTGGAAGTAATCTTGATACGTTCATTGTAGGGATTATTACTTCATTAAGAATTTGTCCATCAACAAGAATAACCTCCTCGATAAGACCGCCTGTAGCTCTTCGTCCTCTTGAACGTTGAGTTGAAGCCATTACGTCAAGTACACTACCATTTTTAAAAAGAAAAGTAAATTCTTCTTTTGAAGATTTAGATTTACCTCTATCAAAGTTTACCTCATTAGCAAGACCCGGAACTAATTTACATAATTCTTCAGCCTTCTCTCTAACAATACCTGTTGCTTGTTCCTTACCTCCAGTAGTAACAAATAAATGACAACCAGGGTAAAAAATACATCTAAGCATTAAAACAAGCACAGATAAAAATGATTTAGAATAAGCACGGGGAAATACAGCATAAATATGTCTATATCTCATTGCTTGTCGAAGAAATATTCTTTGATAAGTATATAATTTAAGTACTTTCTGTTTTTCACCTGCACAAGAGTTACAAAAATCAATATATAAATCTGGATATTTTCTATAAAAAGCAATAGCCTTCCTTAATTCAGGAAGGCAGGCTTTTATTCTTTCTTCAGAGATACCTATTTTTTGATTACTTTTATTAACAGAAAGTTCTAATAAATCAGCCAAAGCCATTAATTATCATCCTTTCTATCATAAGCATTAGAATCTTGTGTAATTTGGGCATCTTCTTCTTTTTCTTCTTCTATTCTTTCATAATATTCTGCTATATTTTCATCTGTTATTTCTTCTACTTCATCATTTTCACTTGCCGCAATATTATCGTGCTCTAATTGGATTTTCTTTAAATAGTTCTCAATTTGCTGACCGAATCCTAAATCTTTAGTAACAAGATTATATAAATATTTTTGAGTATCTTTAATACTTACATCAATCATATCTTCTTTTACGTCAGCTAATTCTGGTGGAATAAAACCGCCTATTCTTTCACAAACTGCAACTAAAACTCCTGTACAATCAATTTGTTCATTATCTTTATCTTTATTCTGTGCAGCTGTAAATTTTGCAGATTTTCTTAAATTATCACTTACTCTTGAAAGTTTTTGATATCCATCAACATCCCCACAGTCAATAGCTTGATTCATTTTTAAATCTGTTTTACATAAAAGAATCAAAGTGTTTCTGCTGTCCGCATCTTGAATATCAAATGAATTCATCATTTCTTCATATTTTTGTTCAAGAGTAACCCATTCATTGGGTTTATATAATCTGCCCCATTTCATAGCAAGATAAATCTTATCTTCTGTTGTTAATTCTGCCGCAGGGTCAGGTAATTCATCTTCAGACATATACTGTGAATCAAAATTAAAAGGGTCTTCTGGCGCGGCTGTCGCTCCAGGAAACATTATATCTTGTTCAACTTGAGTTTCAGTTGAAGTTAATGTTCTATACTCAGCTTCAGAAATTTCACCTTTGGTATACATTTCTTGTATTTCTTTTTGGCGAGCCTCTTCTTCAGCTTTATCTTCTTCACTTAGTTCTGTTGGCTGACCTAATTCTTGTTGTAATCGTTCTGAATCTTCCCAAGTATAAGGTTTTCCAGTTTCTTTATCATACCATTGTTTAAGTTTCATCTTAGCAAGATATTTACCCATTACCGCAGGACCGCCCACGCCTTTAACAGGATCTTCTTGATACTTTCTATCTCTTAATGTATTCCATTCCCAAGGAATATATGGAACATCCATTTTTTGAAGTATCCATAAGAAAGTATCTGGTTCAAAATTATTTATATGAGCGCATAAACAATCTTTACATAATTCAACTTTTGAACCGTCTTTATAAGTATAAAACTTTGTTTCCGATAAAGTTTTCTTACACCTGGAACAATGATATTTCTTTTTTGGTTCTGTTGTTCCAGCCATTTATTCACACTCCTTTTTTCTTATTTCTGCAATCTTTGCATATAGAATAAAATCCGTCTTTACTGCTTTTATTCTTTGAAAAAAACTTATTATGAGCTAATTTAATCTGACCACATTTTGAACAACGTTTCCATTGACCTTTTTCTTCTTCAGTATAATGCCAAACAAGCCATCTTTTTTCTGCTGTTTCCGCAATTAGTTTTGGTATCTTGTTACGCCATAAAGAAGATATATATTCTACTGAATATCTAATATCATATTTTTCACTTAATTTAGTTTGTATATCTGCATTTTGTAATCCATCTATTTTATAAATTAATAAATCTTTATAAAGTGGATAATCTTTTAAAGCTTCTTCAACTAAATCATCTAAAGCTAACATCATATAATAAATATCAGAAGTAAACTTACTATATGCTTCTTCTTTTAATTTAGAATAATTACACAAGAGCAAAGATACGTGTTTAGGTAATAATAAACTTAAATTACAATCAATTTCTAAATCGCCATCTTTATTTATTGTAACATTTTCATATATATCTAATTTGCTTGCCGCTTTAACAGTATTGATACAATTAATAGAGCCTCTAAACGAAGTGCGCAAAACATAAGCATCTTTATATAAGGCGATAATATTTTGTTTAACTGAATATTTTGCTTTACCTTTTGCAACTGGAAATACTTCATTTTCAAGTCTATGAATTTCATTAAAAAGTTCTTTTAATCCAGGAACTTCATCAATATCTTTTTGAGTAATTTTATCTTTAGGAGTTAAAATTACATTTTTATCATTTTCAACAACTAAATTATAAATATAATCTTCTGCTGAACTATTAACTCCGCCATCACCATATTTACTTTCAAAAGATGCTGATAAACCTTCTAAACTAATTTCTCGTTCCCGCACTGTATTCTTTAATCTACTATCTGTCATAATTTTACGCTCTTTAATTTCTGATTTACAAGCAAGTAATATATAATCAGACATAGCTGTTAAATATTTTTTTGTAAGTCTGTCAGGAGGAGTATTTTCAATAATTTTTTTAATAAGTTCATTTCTTTCTTCGGGTGTTTCAAGAGTATAATCAAATTTGATGTGATTATCTTCTTGGGCTACTCCCGCTTGTTTATCTTTTGTTTCCATTATTATTCCTTTCTCAACCTTATATATACATTATACTAAAAATTTTTCTTTTTGTCAACTCTCATTTAATAATTTTGACAAAATAAAAAATTTTTGATATAATAATTATAGAAAATAAGAAAAGGAAAAAATAAATGTATGATAAAGTGGTTGAAAATAGTATAATGATGAATGAACTTCCAGAGCATAGGATTGAAGGTGGTCAAATAAATGAGACGCCAGGTAATTTATTTGACTATGAAAATGATTATGCTCTTGCTCATTGTATATCTGCGGATTTCGCCTTAAAGACGGGTATAGCCAAGGTTTTTCAGGATAGATACTCAACCCGTGATGAGTTAATGCGACTGTTTCCGCATCGACAATGGACAGGAAAAGGCTATTGTTTATTAACTAATAATGAAAAAATATTTAATTTAGTTGTTAAAGGTGCTTACTTCGAGAAACCATCGTTGATCACCGTCAAGGCCGCCCTCGCGCATATGAAGGAGATTGCAGAAGAAGAAGGAATTTGGAAGATTGCAATGCCGCGCATTGGATACGGATATGATGGATTAGAGTGGCAAGATATTAAAGATGAAATTATGGATATGTTTGCGGGAACAGATTTTGATATTCGCATAGTTTATTTAGAAGAATATTTACAAGGTTCAATTATTGATCCAGATATGGAAAAAATGAATTTTGGTAAAGATAGAAAACATATAGACGGAAACTTAGAAAAGAAATATTATTAAAAGAGGTGAGATTATGAGTTGGTTAGATGATAGAAAAGATGTAAATGTACATATTAAAGACGGTAATGCTAGTAGTGGCGGTATTGGTGTTTTAGGGTTACTTCAAGTTGCTTTTATAATTTTAAAGGTATTAGGTAAGATTAATTGGAGTTGGTGGTTAGTATTTATTCCAACTTGGATTGGTTTAGGCTTGTTTGTAATTATTATGTTAGTTTTAATTGGAATTTTAATTTGGAGTTCAAAATGATAAAATATAAATATAATGTTGGTGATAAAGTCACTCGTTTTAGAGGAATTACAATTTATACTATTATAGAACGTTATAATTTAAATACTATAAATTATTATAAATGTCAAGATTCTAAAGGTTTAGAATATACGTTTAAAGGAGCGGAAATCTTGGGTCCGTGCGGAGTGGAGGCCGCGGTTGCCGCACCAAAAAAATTATTGCGCTCAGGTGATATTGTAAAGACTGTAGGTAATCAATTTTATATAGTTTTTTTAAATCATTTTCTTGACGAAGAAGGAGTGCTTGCAAATCATTTTGGTGAATGGGTACGATTAAATGACTATAATAATAATTTAGAGATGATAGCTCCTTTTACTTCACGAGAATTAGATGTACAAAAAGTTTATCGTCCATTGTTCATAGATTCAATGATGAATATTGTAAGATCAAAAGCTTATGAAGTTATTTGGGAGAGGTCGGTTTCCGAATAATAGTTTTAGTTATTCGATTTTCAAGTTCATTTTTCGTTATTCGATTTTGAAGTTCATTTTCTCTGGGAGTTGGGGTGCTATTTTGATTTTATCAAATTAAAATATTTTTTATCCCAAAACCCTACCCCCGGTTGCTTTAAGTCGAAAAATATTTTAAGTACGTGCTGGATCAAGTAATATTTAAAAACCATTGATAAATAAACAATAGGGTGGATTACTTTATGATATAATAAAATCAAAACAATAGAATACATAATTAAACTAAATAACAAAATAAAGAATCAATAAAAAGTTTTACTTATTTACATTTAAGTAAAACTTTTTTTATTTTACTTATTTTAAATAATAATAAAATATTATCAAACAATTATAAAAAATATAAAGAAGAAGTTTTTTATTTGTATGAGCTCGGCGCGCTGACAATCGTACAATTATAGAAAAAGTCAATGCGCGCCGTTAGACACGTCTAACCAGGGTTAGAGATATTTAACTCGAGTTTTAGGCGACTAACCACAGTTAGTCAAGCCTAAAATTAGTTAGAGGCCTATAACATAAGTTAGTCAAGCCTAATGTTTGTTATACATGACTAACCGGAGTTAGTCAAGTATAATTATGGTTAAGCGTTTCTAACTCCGATTAAATAGCCTTAACATGAGTTAGTCAAGACTAATCTTTGTTAAGCATAACTAACTATAATTTGTCAATACAAACTTTAATTAAACACATTTAACTTTAATTAAATATATTTAATTTAAATTAAAATAAAACACAAAGTTTTAACTATAATTAACATTATTAAACTAATGTTAAATGTATTTAACTAAAGTTAAAAAGTTTTATTTTCATTCGATAAATCTAATTTTAATTCAAAAGACTAATATTTGTTTAATAGCTTAAATGTTAGTTAAATACATTTAACATTAGTTTAATAATGTTAACAAAAATTAAGGAAAACAAATTGTTACAAAACTATTACAATTTTATTACAAAAGATTCAATAATTTTGTAATAATTTGAAATAAAATTATTGTAACAATTTTGTAACAAAATGTTTCACGTGAAACATTGATTAAAAAATATTAAAAAAATAACAAATAAATAATACAAAAAACAGAATATTATTACTTTTTAATAATGTTGAATGTTTCACGTGAAACATTTTGTTACAAAATTGTTACAATTAAAATAAAAATAAATGTTACAAAAATATTACAAATGTAACAAATTATAATTATTAACAATAAATAAAAAAATAATATTATTAAAATACTTTTTATTAAAAATATAATATTTTAAAATAAAAAAGATTATTTAAAAAACAAAAGAAACAAAGTAAAAAAAAAGAAATAAAAAAAGTTTTAAAAAAAATTAAAAAAAGTTGTTGACAAATGTTTTTCTTTTTGCTAAGATGTAATCAGTTCAAGGGAACAGCCACTTGAACGACCTAGAGAGTTGGCTGTATTGAAGAAAGGTAGGATTTAATTATGAAGAAGAGAGTAGCAATGTTTTGTATCAGAGAGCTTAAGAGAGACTTGTATCGTTGGGCAAGAAGTCCTTATCTTAAGACAAAGTTACAGAAAACTGAAGCGATGGAGAGAGAGCTTGTTTTTTACCAGGGTTATGCATGTGCTATGATGGTCAATGATGACATAACACATAAGCAGTACGAAATATTGAATAACATGATGAGGTCCATCTACCACAACGTGAGAGATAACGTAAAATAGTTAAATAAGCTGTGCTAACGGCTATACGGGCGGAAAGGAGAATATTATGTATAGTGTTTATAATAATTTTGGTTTTGGAAATAACGTTAATGAGGTTAGATTTAATAGTCTTTATCTTGCTCTTGCAGAGATGAATAGACGCAAGGATAATAATCCAGATGCAATAATCTGTATCTCTAATGAGGTTACTGGTAAGGTCATAAAAGTTGCGTAGGGTTCAAACCCTACGCAATATAAAAAGAAAGAGAGGATATAAATATGAAGATTTTTTATGGCGGTATGTATATAGGTACAATAGAGGCAAATGAATATACAGTGCGTGAGCTTGAGTCTGCAGGGTTCACAGTAGTCATCGATTAGTATAGAGGCGGCAATCCAAATAATATATAAAATGAATGGAGCGGCTTATAGCCGCTCCTAAATAATATAAAAAAATGCTTGACACATAACGTCAGATATGCTATAATTATAATAGAATTGCTGCGGCGCCGGCCCGCTCTCACTTGCCCATCTTCGAAGCGGGCCGTTCGAGGCATCTAACGTGAGTTAGAGACCTTTAACTCTGGTTAGTCAAGACTAACAGTTGTTAGTCAACTCCTAAAATAGTTAGGTTTGACTAACCGGAGTTATATATGCCTAACTCCAGTTAGTTGTCTCTTATAAAGATTATACTTGACTAACTCGAGTTATACATCTCTAACTCCGGTTCTACATGACTAACGTCGAAGTGTCCACAAACCATTATAACACACGAGAGCCGGCTTGTCAATAGTAAATTTCTGTCATTTGTATCAAAATTCTGGCATCCTAAAATTTCGTCGTTTTGCACAAAAACAGTGATGAAATTTCGTCACTTTGTACAAATGTTATAAAAAAATACAAAAATATAACTTTTTGCCGGAAAGACAGAAATTTGATATAAATGACAGAAATTTCTCAAAAAAAATTAAAATGTAACACTTTTGTAACAGATTTGATGCTTTTTTGATGCTTTTCTATGTTATGATTGTATCATCAAAAGGAAAGGAACTACTCAAAGAGTAGTAAGGTGGAAATTATGAGAAATAAGATTTATCAGAAGGTGCAGGCGGTTCTTGGTGGTCTTACAGTGCGTGACTTTAAGGTTGTTGATGGCGGTTATTATAGTGCATATAGCAATGGTAGGTGGGTGCGCCCTACTTTTTATGCAACCATTACTAATCCGGATTATGATTATGACTGTGGCCGTGTTTATATTCGTCGTATCAATAGTTATTCTAGAATAGTCGCCGTATATATGAATTCATCTGATCTTGATGTATATGTAGTCCTTAATGGAGATGATATTTGGTCATCTAAAAAGATTACTCTTGATATCGTAGACCAGTATATAGCGATTTTTGAGAATACCATTCGTGGACGTGGTAGTAAAAGAGTTGTCCAGGAAATCATAGAGGCCCTTGATATCGATGAGACTACACTTGCTAGTAAGTATGAAATTTGGGATTTTCTCAATGATATTGAAAATGATGACTGTCCACAGAATCCTGAGGAGCTGATAGAATATCTTACATCCGATATGGAAAAGGACTTTACGTACAGATGGTAAAATATAGGGCGGCATAGCCGCCCTACTAAAAGAAAGGAGATAATATTATGAAAAAAGAGGTTTATGTAGTAACTTTTAGTCATACGCCAAATGTTGAATATTGCGTTGGTGGTAATAATATAGCGGAAGCCATAGAAAGAGCCTGGTATATGTATATCTGTGATAATGGTGAGGTTAACTCGTGTCTTGAGATAGATGTTAAAGTAAGAAAAGGGACGCTATAGCGTCCCTTCAAAGAAAGAGGTGATTATATGATTAACATTAGAACACTTAGAAAGATTCATGATAATGGCGGATTAACTTTGAAGAACGGTAAACCTATTGTATATAAGAGCGGTTGGCAGGTTGCAACCGAAGGCATAGAGACAACTGATATACAAGAGGCTATGAAAATGGTTAGAACATACGGCGGCAACTGTGGAATCTGGTTTTCCGGTGGTATCTGGTATATTGACAAGAGCCATAGAGTAAATACAAAACGCGAGGCGCTCGATATCGGAAAGGCCTGTAATCAAATTAGTGTCCTGAGATGGCGTGATATGGGACTAGTATATTGCTAGTCCCATATTTTTTGAAAAAAATACTTGACACCCTTCTTTTTTTATGGTATAATTATAATAACTAGTCAACTCGGCGGGCGGGTGACGAGCGCAGAGAGCGCGGCCGCCCGCTAGTTGTTTAGATCCTTGGGTTAGAGACTTTTAACTCCAGTTATTTGACTCTAACTCACACCATAGTCTTCCCAAAACACAGAATTTTAATATAAATAACAGAAATTTAGTATTGCATTTTTCTGTATCGTATGGTATACTCTAATTACAGTAAGGAAAGGAACAGGCAGAGCCTACAGTCCGAGGTGGCGTAAGAGTCTAGAGAAACCTCACCTATCAACTAATAGCATGGACTAACAAATCTGCGGTCCCCGTCCATAGGGAACTCGCCTAAAATGATATGTGGAATCGTTTTGAGGAAAGCCTCAGTATATCGTAGAAACTGGGATGCCATGAGGGATGACTCCGTCCGAAAGAGGATACAAAAATAACCAGGTATACGCCCTGGTTTTTTTGGTTGATTTGGCGGCTGGTCAGCGCGCGCCCAAATCGCTGACCAGCCGCCAAGGCTATACGCGTTATGAGTTAGACGTTTCTAACCCGAGTTAAAGATCTTTAACCTCAGTTAGATACTCCCGAAATAAATGACAGAAATTTGATATAAATACCATAAATTTAGTATTGCAATATTACTAGACCTATGATATACTGTATTCAGAGTTAAGGAAGAACTCCTACCGGCTAGCCGCTCGGCGGTAGTAAAAGAAACAAAGAGGTCTGAGGTAGCAAGGTTCAGCTCAGAGTAAAACTTGCCTTTCTAGATATAATTAAATCAGAAAAAAGGAAAGAGAGGATAAAGATATGATGATGACAAAGAATGAGATTAACGAGAAGATTAAGGCACTTGAGGCACAGTTATTCTTCCTCAGAATGAAGGATACTTGGACTTACCAGGATAGCCAGATGGAGCGTAGTCTTGATGGTCTGATTGATAAGTACAAGGTGATGCTTCAGAGGGCTCCAAAGTAGCCCTCTATATGGCAACCATAGCAGAATGAAAGGAGATTGTTTTATGAAGTATATCATTACATTTATGAAGAAGAACGGTAAGGTTAAGGGTCGCGTGGGCTGTAATACAGAGGAGACCGGAAGATATATTGTTAACGAGTGGCTCAAGAACACAGAGAAGAAGGGCATCTGTATCGTTTATAACACAGAGACCAAGAAAGAGCACGTTTGGACAAAATAGTTCTTGACAAATATAAAAATATTTGTTATAATAATTATAGAAAATGAAAGAGAGGATATAATATGAACGAAATTATCATTTTGGCTATGATTATGGGCGCTTATACAATCTGTGGTATCTGGGCAATGATTGATGAGAAAATTGATCGAGTCAAGAGAGAAAGACGTAGGCAGCGCAAAGAGTTTGTAAAGGCTCATCCAAACTATGGTCTTGATTACGAGGGTAACCTTGTAAAAATAAAATAATATGCGCGCCGTGGGCAGGGCGGTTATGCACTTGACTTTTAATCAAGGTTAGGCGGGTTCAACTCCCGTGCGGCGTATTTAACAGATAATTTTTCGTAAAATCCTCCTTTCCTGAAGGGCACCGGTATAAAAACCGGTGCCCGATTAAATTGAGCGGCACAGTTGCGGGCGCTCTATGCGCAACTGTGCCGCAACATTATACCACACGAGGTCCGGGTTTGTCAATAGGCAATTTGCACAAATTTTAGCACCTTGCCGCATCCTAAAATTGTGCATTTTTTTGCTTGACTTTTAGCAAATATTTTAGTATAATTGTATCAACAAATGAGGAAAGAAGAGGTAGGAAATATGAAGTACAGAGTAACTAATTATACAACCCTTGAGATTCTTGAGACAGATAATATCGCAACCGCATACGAGTGGACAAGCGACTGGGCATCTATGAACCATGATGTAGAGATGGTTGATAATACATCAGGTGAAGTCATAGTCGATACAAGAAAGGGGGACTAGATTATGAAAACAATCAATGAGATGATCACCGAAATATCTAATAAATACGGAGAGAATAGCCGTGAGGCTCTTGTAATGAAGTTAATGGTTATTAGTTATAGAAGTCATCAGAAGTACACAGCAAATGATATTATAAAAACTTATAAAAAACTTATAAAAAATGCTTGACAACCACTTGAAAGGGTGCTATAATATAATCAAGAAAAAGGAAAGAGAGGTTCACATTATGAATAGACTTTGGAAGGTTACAACAAATAAGGATAACACATACTACATCGTTGCGGCTACTGACTATATCGCAAAGGGGCTCGCTAGAGCATTTTACCTCGAGAATAATGAGTGGATTGTCAAGGTCGAGAGACCTTGACATAGGGCAATAGAAAGGGGATAAAGATATGTTTATTAACTCACTTCAGAGAACTAGAAAGCATTTGCTCAAAGAAATGGATATTTATATTTGGAAACTTGGTGACGAAGATCTTCGGCTTCAGTGGAATGAAAAGGGCGTGCCGGATAAACCAACAGAAGAAGATTATAACTCCATAGCTTGGAATGATGCTATCTGGCGCGAGACTTGCACTCTGTTTGGAAAATTAGTTAATGATTACGAGCAGTAAAGGGCGGGAACGCCCTTTATTTTTATTTGGCGGCACATTTGCGTACGCTTCATCGCGCAAATGTGCCGCTATTCTCATCCAGAGTCTAGCCGGATATTTGTCAAGCACTTTTTTTCGTCATTTTGTACAAAGATCATCCCAAAACTTTGTGCATTTTGTCTATTGCAATTTCTGTGATTTGTGATATACTATAATTAAGAAAAGGGAATAAAGAAAACGGCAGACAGCCAACAGTATTGAAACCTTTTCAAAAAAAGTCAAAAAACCCTTGACAATCTCTTAAAAATAGTGTATAATAAATATAGAAAGTGAGGGATAGATATGATGAAGTGTAAACTCAAAGCGCGCTAATCCTCGCGCAAACATAAGTAAAAGGATAAATACATCGAAAGATGGGCGGTTCAACCCGAGGACTCTAGGTCGCCTGAAAAAGCGGGTTTGGGAGATTGCCAAGTCCTCAGCACTCCTGTAAAAAAGTTAAAAAAAAGTGTTGACAAACACAAAAAAATCTGTTATAATAAAAGTGTAAAAAATAAAGAATATAAAAAAAGAAAGAGGTGTATATTATGACAAAGCGTGAGTTCCTTGTAGCTGTTAAGAATCTTGAGGGTTGCACAGATGAGATGAAGGCTGTTGCAGATAAGATAATTGCTGGTCTTGACAAGAAGGCTTCAAAGCCTACCAAGGCACAGATTGAGAACGAGGCTGTTAAGAATGATATTCTGGCAGTTCTTGAGGACGGTGAGGCTAGAACCGCCCGTGAGATTGCAGAGGCAATCGGTGTTACTACTAACAAGGCGGCGGCTCTGCTCCGTCAGATTGAGGGAGTTGAGAAGATTCCTGGTGAGAAGACCAAGGACGCTCCTAAGTATAGAAAGGCATAGCCTTTCAAGGTTGTCCCCCTCTCCAATGGGAGAGGGGTTGGAAAAAATATATTATGGTGGTTGCAAGGGCGAGAGCGAGTCGACACTCTCACGCACAAATGACGATTTGGACAGGTGCAAATCCTGTTGCCACCCATCAACAAGTTGAAAATTGAAAAATCCTCCTTTCCTTGCAGAGCCGGTTCCTCCTCCGGCTCTGCTTTCATTTGGTGGCGCGGTGGCGTGCGCTTCACTTCGCCACCGCGCCAAAATTCCATTATACCACGCTCAGCGATATTTGTCAAGCACTTTTTGCCGGCATTTTGCACAAAAATAATCCTGTAATTTTGTACAATTTGCTACTTGACATTATGCAATTTTTTTGATATACTTAACTCAAGAAAAAGGAAAGGAGAAAAGGATATGTATACTTGGGAGATTCAGAATTGGCTTAGAGCAAATAATAACGTATTTATGACCGCTAGACTTTTCTTCGAGATGATGGAGAACAGCCCACAAGTTACTTATATGAAGCTTGGTCAGGTTTATACCGATACATTTGAGATGTATATCGGAACTAATGACGGTCTCAATGAGAAGGTTCTGGTTGTAAAAAATGTTTAGAAAGTGCTTGACAAAGCACTTTCTAAGTGATATAATAAGTATAACAAAAGGAAAGAGAGGAAATGCTTATGAAGAGATTTTTCAAGATTGAAGAGCCGTTCAAATTTGAGTATAACGACCTGCGCGCACTTATTACTGTTATAAATGTTGTGCTGATTATGATTTTTGGTCTGTCTATTGCTTGGTTTGGACTTGCGGTTGCCGCAATCGGAGTCATAAAGGACTTAACAAAAGATAGACATATAAACGGTTTAGTAATGCACCTTGCAAGCGTAGCGTTAAATATTTATTTCTTAATTTTGCTATATTGCGGTTGACAAACAACCGCTAATGTAGTATAATAAATGTATCAAAAGAAAAAGGAGTGATGAAATATGAAACCAATATTTGCAAAGACAGTAACAAATATTAAAATTACGAAAGAAGAAAAAGAAACATTATTAAAAGCTGACAAAATACTTGATGATATATATAACACATTATATCAAAATGACCTTGAAAATGATCTTGATAATGAAATGAAAGAACTTCTTGAGGCTTTAGAAGAGATAAACTCTATTGAAGAAATTGTAAATGTTTATTTAACATGGGATTGACAAATAGTCAATCCTATGATATAATAATATCATCAAAAGGAAAGAGGTAAAAGGTATGAAAGAGATGTGTTTTCAGATGATAAAGTTTACTTTTATACTTGCTATAATCATAGTTATTATGGTATGTGTATGTTTACTTGCAAAAAAGAATAATGAAAAAGTTTATAATAATGGTATCTGTACCGAATGTGGTGGTGACTATATCTTTTCAAGCGCTGTGCATGTTCGTAATTGTGGAGATGACTATTATTATACTTGTAATAGATGCGGTCATACAATTAAAACAGGTGAATTGATGAAATAAAAAAGAGTTGACAAATAGTCAATCCTATGATATAATAAAGAAAAAAGTAAAGGAGTGATAAAAATGTGGTACTACATTGATTTTGAAGGATGGTTTCAGATAGAGGCTGATTCAGATGTAGAAGCAACAGACAAAGCATACGACAAACTCTATAAAGCCTTGTTGAACATAGAGGGCACAAGAAAAAGGAACGTTATAATTACCGGAGTGGAAGGAGATGAGGAAAATGACTAAGAAAATCGGTTGGTATCCTTGGTAAAAAATAGGCTGAAAAGCCTATTTTTTTATTGACACGGGCGGGCGGCTGGCGGTTGCTTTATGCGCCAGCCGCCCGAAATCACCATTATATCACAAGCCGGACAAAAAGTCAAGCACTTTTTTCAAAAATCTTGCACAAATCCGCATCCCGAAATTTGTGCATTTTGCTAGTTGACATTTTTGTTATTTTTTGATATAATTTACTCAAGAAAAAGGAAAGGAGCAAACAGTATGAGGCTCAAGGGGATTAAGAAAATTGATAACATTATCAACGGTTTCACACAGCAGTTTGGTGTTACCGCAAGGTTTGATACAGAGTTCGAAGCGTTCTGTGACCACGGTAGAAGGCTTATCGGTTATACTCTTGTAGGCACAGAGGATGGAGCCGGACAATTCATAGAGGACGCTGTTCGAAGGTATCCGGACATCACCGCAGACATTTTCCTTTGGGCGCTAATGCACGAAATCGGTCATTGTATGACTGAAGATATGTGGACTCCCGAAGAGAGAGAATACTTCTATTATCAAAAAGATATGATCGCAGAAATGGAAGTAGAGGAAGAGGGTATGAATGCTTGGTATCACGCTTGCCCTGATGAGTTCTTTGCTACAAAGTGGGCGGGCGATTATATGAGAAAACACCCAAAGCAGATGGCTAGATTTTGGAGAAAGTTGCAAGCCGCAATACTTGAAATGTACAAGAAAAATAATTTAATCTAGGGGTTGACAAACAACCCCTAGTGTGATATAATAAATACAGAAATAAAGAAAGAGAGGATTAAAAAAATGACAGTAAAAGAACTTTATGAGTGGTGTCGTCAAAATAATATTGAAAATTATCAAATCTATACGATAGTTGACGGGGGATATATAAATTATGATGTTAGAGTAGGAGAAATACAGACTTTAAATGATGGGTGTAAAAGAGGTGGAACTATTGAAATAGATACTCAAAAAAAGGAAGTTTATTTATAGCGCAAACGCATCCTCGTGATGCATCAAGGCGCCGGCCGCCGCAGAATATTAACATAAAAACAATAAACTTAGTATTGCATTTTACTCTTGGCTGTGATATAATTTAATTACAATAAAGGAAGGGAGATAAGAAAATGAAATACCTTGATGCTTATGGAAATGAATTTAATACAGTAGAAGAAATTAAAGCTTACGCTATTCAGAACTTGTATGAAGATGATGGAGATTTTGTTGATACTCTTGACTATTTTGTTACTGGTGCAGAACTTCTAAATTGGATAATTGAAAATCCAACTGTTCTTAAAAAATTCAAAGAAGATTATGCACAAGTAATTAGAACTGCTGAAAATAATTATGCAGAAGATTATCTTTGTAACTGTGAAAAAATTGAAGATTGGGGTTGACAAATAGTCAACCCTATGATATAATAAATATAGAAAATGACAAGGAAAAGTCATTAAAACCCCTTAGTTACTTAGGTAAATAGCCGCTCACTCTGGCGAAGAAGGGTTGACTTTAGAGCAGTCCAATGTTCACTCTTAGTTCAATAGGAAGCTAAAAAAATGGTTGATTGGCGGATTTCAAGGCGGGATATTCTTCCTCAGGTTATACGAAAACCAAACCGAAACGAAAGATTGCGCAATCGAGGGAAAGAGCCGGAAGGCTCTTTTTCTTTTTGGTGGCGCGCGTCCGACCGACGCGCGCCAAACTTCCATTATAACACACGAGCCGGATTTTGTCAAGTAGAAAATGCAAAAAAGTTGCACAAATCTCATTCCTGAAATTTGTGCAACTTTACTATTGACTTTTTAGGATAGTACTACTCCTCGTAAGGAGTAGAGTTCTCGTCTCCGAAATACTTTGGAGCATCCTTTGACTTCTCTCCGGCAACCTTTACAACCTTACCATCAAGAACCATCTGGCGAAGCAGAGCAGAAACCTTGGCTGTCGTGTAGCCATCAATGTCAGCAACCTCTCTTGCAGTTCTAGCACGACCATCCGCAAGGATAGCAAGAATATCATTCTTAATCTTGACATTCTCCAACTGTGTCTTAGTTGGCTTGCTAGACTTCTTGTCCAACTGGTCAATCATCTTCTGAGCGACCTCACGCTCCTCGTCTGTGAAAACATCAACAAGTGAAACAACCTTTGTAAGAACATCTCTCTTCTTTGTCATAATAAAGCACCTCTTTCTTTCTTTATTTCTTATTTTTTACAATTATATTGTAACAAAAACTTTCAGATTTTGCAAGTAGTAAAATTATACAAAAATAAAAATATTTTTTGTACAAATTGCCTATTGACAAGTAGTGCAAAAAGTGATAAAATGGTGGCGCGCTGGCGTTAGCAGCGCGCCAAAACTCCATTATACACCCCGCCGCAGATTTTGTCAAGCACTTTTTTCAAAAAAAATGCACAAAAACTTTTCCTAAAAATCTATTATTTTTGTGCAAAATGCCGGCTTGACTTTTCGCTTTGCAGGGTGTATAATTAACTCAAGAAATGAGAAAGAGAGGTGTAAAAATGGATAACAAAACATTAGTTTTCGATATGGATGGCACACTTGCTGATTTTTATGGTGTCGCTAACTGGCTTGATTATTTACTTGCTGAAGATACCACTCCCTATGAGGTCGCAAGTCCTTTATATAATATGGAATATCTAAGCGCACTTTTAAAGATTCTGAAGTTTCAGGGATGGTATATCGTTGTTACAACGTGGCTTGCAAAAGGTGGATCAAAAGAGTATAACGAGCGTACTAGGATTGCAAAACTTGATTGGCTTGCAAAGTACAACTTTCCTTACGATGAAATCCACCTTGTAAAGTATGGAACTACAAAAGCAAATTGTACAAGAAAAATTGGCGGCTATCAGATTTTAGTAGACGATAACGAAACCATAAGAAAGGGCTGGAGTTTAGGAAAGACCATAGACGCAAATAAAAATATTTTAAAAGATTTAGAAAAACTTGTAGATTTTGCTTGACATATCTTTTAAAATATGTTAATATATAAGAGAAGTAAAGGCAAGGCAGAGTGGACAAACTTGTAAAAACACTCGATAAAAAATGCAAAAAAGGAGAAAAAAATAAAATGAAAATAGATAGAAGAAAGCATTATATCGTAGTTCTTGATACAGAAACTTGTCCACTTGATAGAGAGTTTAATGGAGTCATCCCACAGAATATGTTTGTATATGATATCGGATGGGCGGTAGTTGACAAGTCCGGTAATGTATATGAAACAAAGTCTTATGTTAATAGAGATATCTTCTTTGATGAAAAGAAATTGATGGAATCTTCATATTACGCTGAAAAGTTACCACAGTATTATGAGGATATCAGAACTGGCAAGCGTAAAGTTGCTAATTGGTACACTATAAAAAAAGACCTTGCCGATACTCTTGAAAAGTATAACACTAATATAGTATGCGCCCATAATGCAAGGTTTGATGATGGGGCTATAAAAAATACTCAAAGGTGGCTTACAAAATCAAAGTATAGATATTTTCTACCAAAAGGTACTGTTATCTGGGATACAATGAAAATGGCAAATGATGTAATTGCTAAAACTCCAACTTATAAAGCCTTTTGTAAAGAAAACGGATATATGACAAGTCATAAAACACCAAGACCACAAGTCAAGGCTGAAGTCATTTATAGATATATCACAGGAGATAACAACTTTATCGAAAGTCATACAGGACTTGAAGATGTACTTATAGAAAAAGAGATTATGGCATATTGTTTTAGAAAACATAAGAAAATGAGAAAAGAATTATATGCAAAGGCTTGCTAGACAAGCCTTTGCAGACATAAGAGAAAGGAGATACAAAATGAAGTATAAAGGATTTGAAATTGATGATAACAAGATAGACGAGTATGTAGAGAGCCTTGATATCTCTATCGCAGAGGCTTGTGACTTGATACTTGAGGAGTCCGGTAAGATAGACGAGCCGGAAGAAGTCACCGAAGCCATAAAGAACGCTGAGAAGAACGTCAAGCGCAGATATGAAAAGAGTGAGACCAAGCGCAAGGTAACAACCAAGGAGCGCAAGGTTGACGAGGTCAAGGGCTATCTTCTGGGGTGTACAAAGACACTTCTCGAAGAACTCGGAGCAACAGAAACCGCAGTCAAGACTGAGACCGAGATTAGTTTTCAGTATCAGGGCGCGAGCTACACGTTTAAGCTCACTAAGCACAGACCCCCTAAAAAATAGGGGGTTTTTTTAATTGGTCAAGGGCACGCTGGCAAGCGCGAGACGCGCCAGCGTGCCCGAATTTCCATTATATCACGTGTAGCACCTTTTTGTCAAGAGAAAAAATATACAAATTTCCAGTTTCCGCATCCCATAATTTTGTTCAATATTACCTGTTGACTTTTCGAAAAATTTTTGATATAATATATATAGAAAGTGAGAGAAAAAGAACTCGCGAGTATGTTAAATATTGTCAATACACCCACCATCCATTTTGGTGGTTTGTATCCTCCACCCTCTAGAATCAATGCCGTCGGTTTTAGAGGGCTTTTCGTTTCCGGAAACCTGTTTTCCACTGCTCTTTATTTGCTAACTTTTATAGCAAAAGGTAGACATAACGTAACTTTTATCATCTGAAAAAAATATCTTGACAAATACTGTTGATGGTGCTATAATATAATTGAAAATAAGAAAGGAGATACCGCCTATGAAGTGGAATGGATTTGATGTACCCGATAATGAAATTGATAAGTTAGTAGATGCCCTTGGAATCTCTATGGCGGAAGCCGCAGAGTTGTGGCTGACTGATAATGGTAAGATGGTCAACGAAGACCAGGAGAAAGCCAATGCGGAAGCCGCTCATAACAAGAGAAGATACGAACAGGCTGAAAAGCCCCGTAAAAAGGCTGTAAAAGAGCACAAAGTAGATGAAAACAAGCGAGATTTGCTTGAAATCATACAAAAAGCCCTTGAAAACAGCGGAAATTGTACAGATTTTGTGCAAAATAACGAAGTTGACCTTCATTTTAAGGCATTTGGGGACGATTTTACCGTCAAATTGACCAGACATCGCAAGAAAAAGTAAGAAAATGCGCGAATTTGCTAAAAAATAAGCAGATTCGCGCTATTTTTTGTATATTTTGACGAATTTTTAAAAAATACTTGACAGATAAGTGCTAAATGTGCTATAATGGCGGGCCGCGCACGAAGGAGCAGGCCCGATTCTACCATATTCCCGCTCGATTGTCAAGTTTTTTTCGAAAAAAATTATACAAAAATTTGCTAAAAAATCCCAAAAAGTTTGTGCAAATTGCACAGTTTACTGTAAAAATCTTATGTAAACCTGGCGGTTCCAGTTAGTTGCCTCTAACTGTAGTTAGCCATCTCTAACCGCGCATTTCCCATCCTCCAGGTGGTATTAAACGTCAACCGCGCTCCATAGGCCTTCATAGCGCAGTTGATTGAGGTTGTTCAAGGTACCGGCCGGCCGACGGCCGCGCACGTGAATCCAATCAAGTCTCAGTTGTTTTGCTCTTGCATACCGGGGAGCGGAGCGACCCATAGGCTTCCCGGAACTGGTTCTTTGCTCTATTGGACAAAAGACAAAATCTAAGGTAGACTTTTTGCTGGAAGCGCGAAGCGCTG